CAACGGACAAACTAAGAGTGGCTTATATGCCCTGTTTGTACCTATGGAGTGGAATATGGAAGGATTTATAGATAGATATGGTCATCCTGTATTCCGTAAGCCTGATGAGCCTGTAATGGGCGTAGATGGCAATTGGATTATAAACGGAGCCATTGACTATTGGGAAGCAGAGGTTGACTCTTTAAAGAGTGACGCTGATGCACTGAATGAATTTTATCGTCAGTTCCCACGTACAGAGTCTCACGCTTTCAGAGACGAGAGCAAGCAAGCCTTGTTCAATTTAACTAAACTATATCAACAGATTGACTATAACGACTCAATGATTAAGGAACATTACCTTACTCGTGGGTCTTTTTCTTGGAAGGATGGCATTAAAGACACTGAGGTTATTTGGACTCCTGATACACGTGGTAGATTTAACATTAGTTGGGCACCACCTAAGCATATGCAGAACAATGTGCATATACGCAATGGGATTAAATATCCCGGCAATGAGCACCTTGGTTCTTTTGGTTGTGACTCTTATGACATTTCAGCAGTTGTTGGAGGACGTGGTTCTAATGGTGCTCTTCACGGTATGACTAAGTTTCATATGGATGACGCTCCTGTTAATCAGTTTTTTTTAGAATATATTTCTCGTCCACAAACAGCGGAAATATTTTTTGAAGAAGTATTAATGGCGTGCGTATTCTATGGAATGCCTATCTTAGTGGAGAATAACAAACCAAGACTTTTATACCATATAAAAAATAGAGGATATAGAGGTTTCTCTATTAATAGACCGGATAAGCAAATGGCAAAGCTGACAAAGACTGAGAAAGAGTTAGGAGGTATTCCAAACTCATCAGAAGATGTTAAGCAAGCACACGCTTCTGCAATTGAGTCTTACATTGAGAAATTTGTAGGATTAGATTTAGAAGCAAAATATAGAGACCCGGAGGAGATGGGAACAATGCCATTTACAAGAACTCTTGAAGATTGGGCACGATTTGATATAAATGACAGAACAAAATTTGATGCTTCTATCAGTTCAGGATTATGTATTATGGCTAATCAGAAGCACTTATATATGCCGGAGAAAAAAGAATCAAAATTAATTATTAACTTCGCTAAGTATAAAAACGAAGGAACAACAAGTCAATTGATTAGATGAAAAATTTAGCAATAGCAATAAACGCTGTATCATTCCCAAGTCAGATGGCAACTGATGCCGAAAAAGCATCAGATTCCTTTGGCTTACAAATAGGGCAAGCCATACAGTATGAGTGGTTTAGGAAGGACGGAAACTCTTGTAGATACTATAGCCAATGGAGAGATTTCCGTAGGTTAAGATTGTATGCAAGAGGGGAACAGCCTATTTCTAAATATAAAAATGAATTGGCTATTGATGGAGATTTATCTTATCTAAATTTAGATTGGACTCCTGTTCCTATTATACCAAAGTTTGTTGACATCGTTGTCAATGGAATGTCTGATAGACTCTTTAAAGTTAAGGCGTATGCACAAGATGCAATGTCTCAATCTAAAAGAAGTAAGTATCAAGATATGGTTGAGTCTCAAATGGTATCAAAAGATATTTTATCTACCATCAAAGACAAGACAGGTGTAGATACTTTTATGATGGACCCGGAGAAATTACCCGAGACTGATGAAGAGTTGTCATTGTATATGCAGCTTAACTATAAGCCGGCTATTGAGATTGCAGAAGAAGAAGCAATCAATACTATTTTTGATGACAATCATTATGATGATTTAAGAAAAAGACTTGATTATGATGCAACGGTAATTGGTATTGAAGTTGCAAAGCACGAATTTTTACAAGGTACAGGCGTTAAGATTTCATATGTTGACCCTGCTAACATTGTTTATAGTTATACAGAAGACCCATTTTTTAAAGATTGTTTTTATTGGGGAGAAATTAAAACACTTCCTGTATTAGAGTTAATGAAGATTGACCAATCTTTAACAAGAGAAGATTTACAAGAAATTACACAATATAGCCAAGGATGGTATGATTACTATAACGTAGCACAATTCTATGAGAATAGTATGTTTGCTCGTGATACTTGCACTTTGATGTATTTTAATTATAAAACTACTAAGAGAGTAATTTATAAAAAGAAAAAACTTGAAGGTGGTGGCTCTCGTGTTATTGAGAAAGACGAGACATTTAATCCTCCAACAGAAATGATGGAAGAAGGTAACTTTGAGAAGATTGATAAAACAATTGACGTTTGGTATGAAGGTATTATGGTGATGGGTACCAATATTATTTTGCAGTGGAAGTTATCTGAGAATATGGTTCGTCCTAAGTCAGCATCTCAACACGCATTGCCAAACTACGTAGCGTGTGCTCCACGTATGTATAAGGGAGTTATTGAGTCATTATGTAGAAGGATGATACCGTTTGCTGACTTGATTCAAATTACGCATTTAAAATTACAACAAGTTATTGCTCGTACTGTGCCGGATGGTGTCTTTATTGATGCCGATGGTTTAAATGAGATTGACTTAGGTACGGGTAATGCATATAGTCCTGAGGATGCTTTAAGATTATACTTCCAAACAGGTAGTGTAATTGGTAGAAGTTTTACTCAAGATGGAGATTTTAACAACGCAAGAGTGCCTATCACTCAGTTAAACTCTAACTCAGGTGCTGCTAAAACGCAGATGTTGATTACAAATATGAACCACTACATTGATATGATTAGGTCTGTGACCGGTCTTAACGAGGCAAGAGATGGTTCTAACCCTGACCCTAATTCATTGGTTGGTCTACAGAAGTTAGCTGCATTAAACTCTAATACAGCTACGAGACATATCCTTGATGGTTCATTGTTCGTTTATCGTTCATTAGCAGAGGCTCTTACTTATAGAGTAGGAGATATTTTAGAATACGCTGACTTTAAAGACGAGTTTATCAATCAGATTGGTAAGTATAATGTTTCTATTTTAGAAGACATTAGCGACCTTTATATTTATGACTTTGGTATATTCATTGAGGTTTCACCTGATGAAGAGCAAAAAGCACAGCTTGAAGCTAATATTCAAATGGCATTATCTAAAGGTGATATTAACCTTGAAGATGCTATTGACATTCGTGAGATTCGCAATATTAAACTTGCTAATCAGTTATTGAAGATGAAGCGAGTTAAGACTCAAGAGCGTTTAGAGAAGAATGAAATGCAGAAGCAAGCAATGATGTCTCAACAACAATTGAAGGCTCAAGAGATGGCAGGGCAAGTTGCAATGCAGAAAATTGAGTTGGAAGCAAGGGCTAAGATGCAGATTAAACAAGCTGAGGTTGCATTTGATATTCAAAAAATGGAAAAAGAAGCAGAGATGAAATCTCACCTAATGCGTGAAGAGTTCCAATATAATATGCAATTACACGGTATGGAGGTTGGGACTTTAGATAAGAGAGACCAAATGAAAGAAGATGCAAAAGCCAAAAGAATTAGCCAACAAAATACCGAACAATCTAAGTTAATTAACCAAAGAAAGAACAACTTACCTCCAATGACTTTTGAGTCAAATGAGGATAGCTTGGATGGGTTTGATTTAGCTGAATTTGAGCCTCGTTAAAATGTCGAAATTTTTATCTATTTTTGTATAAATAAAATCAAATCAAATGGAATATAAAGTTAGAGCCGTAGAAATCCTTGAACCTAAGAGTGTTCAAGAGGTGGAACAACAATTACTTGATAAGCACGAGCAGTCGTTAAATCAAGAAACCAACGAAACAGAGAAAGAGGTTATAGTAGACCCAATACCTGCAGGCGTTGATTTAAAGGATGAAGATGTTCTTTCATATATTGGTAAGAGATATAACAAGCAGATTAATTCATTGGATGAATTGGTAGCTGAGCGTAAAGAAGCTGAGCAATTACCTGAAGATGTAGCTGCTTTTATGAAATACAAGCAAGACACAGGACGTGGGTTTGAAGACTTTGTCAGATTGAGAAAGGACTTTGAAAAAATGGACCCTGACCAATTGCTTAAAGAATACCTTGCATCCACACAGGATGGTCTTGATAGTGATGACATTGAGACGTTAATGGATGAGTATAAGTTTGACGCTGAGTTAGACGATGAATCAACTGTTAAAAAGGCAAAAATCGCAAAAAAGAAAGTTCTTGCTGAAGCCAAGAAATACTTTAATTCCCAAAAGGAACAATATAAAATGCCCCTTGAGTCAAGAATGGCATTTGTTCCGGATGAAGAAAAAGAAGTGTACGAAAGTTTCAAGCAATATACCCAACAGGCAAAGACCATAGAAGAGGAGAACAATCGTAAGCGTCAATGGTTTGACCAAAAGACGAACGATGTTTTTAGCGGAGAGTTCAAAGGTTTTGAGTTCAATGTTAATGACAAGAAGTTCACGTTTGCTCCGGGAGACGCCAATGAGTTGAAAAAGAACCAAGCTACACCACAGAACTTTATTAATAAGTTCTTAGATGAGCAAGGTTTGATGAAAGACGCATCAGGTTATCATAGGTCCTTGTCTATAGCAATGCATCCTGACAAATTTGCTAAGTTTTTTTATGAACAAGGGATGGCTGACGCTACTGACGATGTTACTCGTAAAATCAAGAACATCAATATGTCAGATAGAAAAGCCCCCGAAGTTGGTAAATCAAACGATGGATTTCAGGTAAAAGCTGTAAACCCTGATTCAGGTAGAAACCTGAAAATACGCAGTATAAAAAGAATATAAACAATTAAAATTTTAAAAAAATGGCAAGTGCACTTTTAAGTACCCCTACCTATGCCCTGCAGCCCTCTGCAGAACAGGTAGCGTTACAAACAAACTACATTACCAACTTCAACTTTTTGACTCAGTATCTTCCTGATACTTATGAAAAAGAATTTGAGCGTTATGGTAATAGAACAATCGCATCTTTCTTACGTATGGTAGGAGCAGAGATGCCGTCTAATTCTGACCAAATTAAATGGGCAGAACAAGGACGTTTACACATTAAGTACACAAACTGTACTTCAGCAGCAGCGGCAGCAGCTTCAACAGCAACTTTCACTGTAGCTGATAGTGGTGTAACTTACATAGCTATCCGTGTTGGACAAACTTTGATGATTCAAAACAACTCATCAGGGGTTTTCAACAAGGCTATCGTAACAGCAGTTCCTTCAGCAACTACTTTCACAGTAGCTTACTATGAGACTGCAGGTCAAGCATTCGCAGTTTCTACTCAATGTACTGTATTCATTTATGGTTCTGAGTTCAAAAAAGGTACTAACGGAATGGTTGGTTCTTTAGAATCTGAAGATGATATCTACAGCAATAACCCTATTATCATTAAAGATAAGTATGCGGTTAATGGCTCTGATATGGCTCAAATCGGTTGGGTTGAAGTTACTACTGAGAACGGTGCTACAGGATACTTGTGGTATTTGAAATCAGAGCACGAGACTCGTTTACGTTTTGAAGATTACTTAGAGACTGCAATGATTGAAGCGGTTCCTGCTGCATCTTCTTCAGGTGCTGCAACTGCAGGATACATTGGTTCTCAAGGTATTTTCTACGTTGTAAACAATCGTGGTAACGTTTGGGGTGGTGGTACTCCAACAACTTTATCTGATTGGGATTCTATCGTTTCTCGTTTAGATAAGCAAGGTGCTATCGAAGAGAACGTAGTATTCGTAAATCGTGGATTAAGTTTCGACATTGACAATATGTTAGCTACATTGAACGGCTACACTTCAGGTGGTGTCGCTCAATCAGCTTCTTTCGGTCTTTTCGATAACGATGTTGATATGGCGTTAAATTTAGGTTTCACAGGATTCCGTAGAGGTTATGACTTCTACAAGTCTGATTGGAAATACTTAAATGACCCAACAATGCGTGGTGGTTTAAATACTACTGCTGCAACTGCAACCGGTACTATCACAGGTTTGATGGTTCCTGCAGGTTCTACTTCAGTGTACGACCAAATTATGGGCAAGAACGCCAAGCGTCCTTTCTTACACGTTCGTTACCGTGCTTCTGAAGCTGAAGACCGCAGATACAAGACTTGGATTACAGGTTCTGCCGGTGGTGCTGCTAACAGCGACTTGGATGCAATGGAGGTTAACTTCCTTTCTGAGCGTTGCGTATGTACCTTGGGTGCTAACAACTTCGTTTTATTCCGTTACGGATAATAAAGGAAGAAAATTACAGGGAGGGTGTCTTCAAAGACACTCTCCTTTTTTAAAAATTAAATCAAATTAAATTAAATACAAAATGGCAAAAAGTATAACATCTGTAGACAAAGTCTATAAGTTGAAAATAGGAAACCCGCTATCTTACACGTTAGCGTCAAGGAATCACCCTCGTTTTCCACTAATGTGGTTTGACGAGAAGAACAATATGAATCGTGCATTAAGATATTGCACAAACCAAAAGTCCCCATTTGAGGACGAACAAGACGGAAACTTTATTATTGAGCCTATCATTTTTGAAGATGGCTTTTTAAGAGTTCCAAGAACAAACCCTGTATTGCAGCAGTTCTTACATTACCATCCCTTAAATGGCAACATTTTTGTAGAGGTAGATAAGGAGAAGGATGCAGCAGAAGAGGTTCAAGATTTGGATTTAGAGATTGAAGCATTAGTTGAAGCACGTCAGCTTACAACAGACCAATTAGAGACTCTTACGAGAGTAATGTTTGGTAAAGACCCATCTACCATATCTACTGCTGAATTAAAGCGTGATATATTGGTATTTGCTAAAAGAGACCCAAGAGAGTTCTTAAACATATTGAATGACCCTGAATTGAAGTTTCAAGCTAAGGTTCGTACATTCTTTGAGAACAAATTATTGATATTAAGAAATGGTGAGAAAGAGGTATGGTTTAATACTGCCACCAACAAAAAGAAGATGTTATCAGTTCCGTTTGGAGAAGACCCCTATGAAATGGTCGCCCACTTCTTACAGAGCGATGAAGGTATAGACTCTCTAAAGATGTTAGAAGCAACTTTAGGTTAGTAAATACTGATTGTTGATTGATGATTAGAAAGAGGGGGCACTTATTGTGCCCTCTTTTTTTTTATGTATATTTGTAAAAAAAGAACTAATGATAAACTCAGTAAGAAATGCGGTTCTATCTGTGTTGAATAAGAACAACTACGGATATTTATCTCCTTCTGATTTCAATTTGTTTGCTGCAAACTCACAGATGGAGATATATGAGGAGTACTTCAGTAATTATAATAAAGTTATAAATGCCGAAAACACTCGTACATCAGGAGTAGATTACGCTGATATTGAACAACCTATTGCAGAGGTATTAGAATATTTCTTAAGAACAGATTATCTTACAAAAATTTCTGCTAATAAATTCTCAATGCCTACTCCTACAACTACAGGCTACGATACTTATATGTTGTTGGATGTTAAATGCAAGCCGGTTCTTCTTAAGACAGGAACAAATACATCAGTAGTTTCTAACCAATTGGTTGATAGTTCAGGTGGATTTTCATCATTAGATATTTCAGCAGGAGACGTAGTAACAAATTTAACTACAGCATTAGTATCTACGGTGGTATCGGTAGTAAGCAATACGGTTTTACAATTAGATTCAAATATATTTTTAGCTTCAGGAAACGCTTATGCTATTGTTTCTTCGGCTACTGTTGTTCAAGCAGAAAAAGTAATTAACAATAAACTTACATTGTTAGTTAATTCTAACTTGACGCAACCGACTAAAGAGTTCCCTATTTACGCATTACAAGGCAATGAGTTGACTTTCTACCCTACAACGATAAGTAACAAGGGTCAAGTGCAAGCAACCTATTTTAGATACCCTAAGGTGCCAAAATGGACATACATTACTTTAGCTAATGGGGAGCCGGTATTTGACCAATCTCAAGGAGACTATCAAGATTTTGAATTGCCTACTGAAGATGAATATAAATTGGTAACTAAAATACTTGAATATGCGGGTATATCTATTCGTGAGACTGAAGTTACTCAGTTTGGTATGGCACAACAACAACACGAACAGCCTACATTTAGTATGCAACAATAAAATTTTAGTATATGGCATATATATCACAGTATGAATATTATGAAAATGGTGGTGTGGTACCCGAAGATAAAAATTGGGGGTCATATCAGTTTATAAGTCTTCAAGATATTATAAATAATTTCTTGCTAATGTATGCAGGAAACCATTCATTAGTAAACAACGAAGAGCGTTATAAGGTATTGTTCCACGCAAAGCGTGCTATTCAGGAATTAAACTACGATGCTTTTAAAGAAATTAAGGTATTAGAGTTAACAGTCCCTGACAATTTAAGATTCATTCTACCATCTGACTATGTCAATTGGGTTCGTGTTTCTTTGTATAAAGACGGTTGGTTAAGACCATTGTCTGAAAATATTCAAACGCTTTCATCTAAAGCATATCTTCAAGATAATACAGGTCGTATTTTATTTGACCAATACGGAAACGCATTGAGTCCTCAGTATTCTGAGATTGACTACGACAGATTAAGCAAAATCAAGAAGAGCATTTATTTAAACCAAGGCAATCAGTTCAATGGTCAATTGGGATGGAACTATGATGGGATGTGGTATTTTGAAGGGAACATCGGAACTGCTTATGGTTTAAATACAGAGACAGCAAACTTTAATCCAACTTTTAATATTGATAGAAAGTCAGGAGTTATTAACTTTGATTCACCTATGTCAGGATTGTCTTGTATTCTTGAGTACGTATCTGATGGTATGGAACAAGGAGACAATTCTTTGATTACGGTAAACAAGTTATTTGAAGCATATATTTACGCAGCTATTGAATATGAGATACTAAGTTCTAAACTTGGTGTCCAAGAATACATCATTGCTCGCTCTCGTAAAAAGAGAAAGGCTTTGTTAAGCAATGCTAAAATAAGAATCAGTAACATTCATCCCGGCAGACTCTTAATGAATATGAGAGGTATGGACAAGCAAATAAAATAAAATGGCAAATTTTACAAGAAATTTTATAGCAGGTAGGATGAACAAAATCGTGGACCAACGATTGCTTCCTGAGGGTGAGTATGTGGATGCTATGAATATTAGAATGGGTTCAACCGAGAACTCTGAGGTTGGAGTAATTGAAAATACAAAGGGGAATCTTCCCCTTACTTCGTTAACGTATATTGATGGTACGACATTAAGTGCTGACGCAAGATGTATTGGTGCCATTGAAGATAGTGCTAATGAAACTATTTATTGGTTTATACACGACTCCGATTTTTCCGTAGGAGCCACCGGTAAACTTGATTTAATTGTTTCTTTTAATGTATTTACAAGCATATTAACTTATCACGTTATTAGCATTAATGATGGAGGAGACGTTAATACTTTGTTAAATTTTAACGAAAATTACCTTATTACAGGAGTAGATATATTGAATGATTTATTGTTTTTTACAGATGATTATAATGCTCCAAGATTCATTAATATAAATAGGAATTACGCCAACCCTATTGGGAATATAGACCAAATAACAGCAGAGTCTTTATTGGTGATTAAAAAACCACCGGTTCAATCTCCGGCAGTTGAGCCAATTGTAACTAATGGGCAAGAAAATTATTTAAGTACACGATTTATTTGTTTTGCTTATAGGTACCAATATATTGATGGGGAGTATAGTGCTACATCGCAGTGGTCTCAACCTGCGTTTGTACCTAATCCTTTTAGCTTTAGTGTTGAGAGTTTTCTTAATGAAGGAATGACCAATTTCTGCAACTCTGCAAGAATCACATATAATTCAGGAAGTTCTCTTGTTATTGGCATTGATTTGCTATTTAAAAGGTCAGATGGGATTGTTATTAAGGTTATTGAAAAACTTAATAAACACAATTTAGGTCTTGCAAATAATACAGAGTACCAATATACATTTACTAATAGCAAAATATTCACCATATTATCTGAGTCTGAGTTATTAAGATTGTACGACAACGTACCTCGATACGCTAAGGCTCAAACTATTATGGGTAATAGATTAATGTATGGTAACTATGTAGAAGGATATAATTTAGTTGATGAAGGAGGAAGTCCTATAAAATTTGAGTACACAACAAATTTAGTGTCTGCTCCAATAGGAAGCAACAATATTGACGATGGTCTTGCTTCAGGAAATTATTCTATTAATGGCAGTGTTAACATAGCCAATGCTACTGTTACTTTTGATTTAGCAGGACAAAATTTAGTAGCAGGTTCTGCAATTAATGTAGAGATAGGTATTGCTCACGCTCAATTTACAGGGACAGCCCCTTATCCTACAGAGATTACAGATGAGGTCAGATTAAACTTTGCATTCTTTTTGTCAACCACATACACATCTGTATATGCATTGGCAACAAGTGTTGAATTTCAAAATGCTGTAGGTACCACAGCTAATATACAACCGGTATCAACAGCTTGTACAGGTACAACATTTACCGATTCATTTAACTGTGCTATTCCTAATAACTTAAACGCTTTTACTAAAAACGGAAGTGGTATAAGTGCAGTAGGTCAGCCGGTTTCAATTATAACAAGTCCTGCAAGTTCTGTAATTGGATTGCAGTTTCCGGCAATGAGATATGCTAATAGTGCATCTCAAACAGTATATGAATATTATAGTGTTACAATAGCTGAGGCTACGTTTCAAGAAATAGCTAATCCTCAAAGTTTACATAGTAATCGTGACTATGAGATTGGTATAGTTTATATGGATGAGTTTAATAGAGCAACAACTGCACTTGTTAGCCCTAATAATACAGAACACGTACCTTGTGGATTGTCTGCATTTAAAAATTCTATTCAAGTAACAATACCACCAACTCAACATCCTCCGGCTTGGGCAACAAGATACAAGTTTGTTATTAAGCCTGACGAAGAAAATTACGAAACAATTTATGTAAGTATATTTTTTCAGGACCCATTAACAAACAATGCTTACTTCTTGCTTGAAGGCGAGAATGCACGCAAAATTGAGGTGGGAGATAGATTGATTGTTAAAGCTGATTCTAATGGAGCAACCACATCTTGTGTGTATGCAACTGTTCTTGAGAAACAATCTCAAGCATCAAATTTTATTGAGATTAAAAGCGAGTTAGACCCAACGGTATTGATACCAATTCCTGCAGGCGTATATATGAAGATTAATCCAAATAGTTTTAATATTATTCAGGATGAGTTAGCTATTATTGCTCCGGGAAAAGTTACTGTTACAGCACCAAGGGGTTCAGGTCCGGCTCCTATTTTATACTATCCAATGAACCGCTATGACACCGCTACATCTGCTTGGGTTGATTATAGCGTTCCCGCAGGTAGTAGGATTATATTAAGTTTTAAGCAAACAAGAGGTGGTGTTGGAGATAGTTGTGAGGAAAGGAGAAGTATGTTAGAAAAAACGCTTATTGCTTCCAATGATTACGATAATATGTATGATTGGTGGATAGGAGATGATGTTGAGCAATTTTTAAATGATGGTTCAAGATATGCAGGAGCAGGACAATGTGTGCCTGATAATCAATTTATTGCCGGTATTACAAATACTGCAGGAGATATATTAACTGATTTATGTTTTAATTATTATAAATTTTATAGAAATACATCTACCAATCAATTGCAACTAATGGTAACGGGAACATTCCCTTGTACGGGTATTGGTTATCCAAATTCTCGTGCATCTAATGTAGAAACTAATATTACTGTATTCCGCTCGGATAAAACAATCATATTTGAAACACAACCAAGTGATGCATTGCCTGACGTATTTTTTGAAAATGAAATGTCATTCCCAATTATAGATGGAAATCATATGGGTAATCTTCAAGACCAAGATATTACATTAGGAATAGCTGCAATTGTTGATACTAAATTTTTTAATTGTTTTGCTTTTGGAAATGGAGCAGAGAGTTATAAAATTCGTGATTCAATTATTGGTGGGTCATTTAATTTTGGAAATAGGGTTACAAGCGTATCTGCTCAAGACTACAAAGAGTCAGATAGATTATCAGATATTACATACAGTGGTATTTATAATGCTGAGTCAAACGTAAATAAACTAAATGAATTTAATTTAGGTTTACTAAACTATAAACACTTAGAGACTTCTTTTGGAGAAATCTTTATGATGGACGGAAGGCAAACTGATGTTCTTGCATTACAAGAAGATAAGATTTCTTATGTATTAGCAGGCAAAAACTTGTTATCTGATTCAACAGGAGGAGGAGCCGTTACATCAGTACCCGAGGTATTAGGTACTCAAATTGCTCGTACTGAGAAATATGGTATTAGTTTTAATCCTGAGAGTTATGTTCAATGGGGATACGATAGATACTTTACAGATGTAAAGCGTGGTGTTGTTATACAACTCCGTGGTAACTCATATTCTAATGATGAACTCAAAGTTATTTCAGAAATGAATATGCGGACTTGGTTTAGAGATAACTTTAATGAAACTTTTAATACTCAAAAACTTGGTGGATTTGACCCGTATATGAATGAGTATGTATTGTCAAGCAATACAAGAGACCTTCCATATAATCCAACTTGTTTAGGATGTGGTATTTCTCAAGCATTTACTTTAAGTACATTGGCAGAAGAAACCAAAACAATTGTGTATTGTGTTGATTTAGGTCCTACAGTTGGATTGACTGATATTAATTATAACCTAACTACAATTACGGAAGGTTCTCAATTTGAAATAGCAATTGATTATGATGGTACAACTGATACCACAGGATGGGTAAGTACTGATGGAACATTAACTTTTGATAAAAATAATATATCAGTAGAAACCGTAACAATCACTATCAACTACACAGGTGATATGGTATTAAATGTACTTGCTAATTGTTGTCAAGCTGCTACATTAACTATTGTTCAAGTAGTACTTACAAATGATTATGATTCAGGAGATACCATACATACTCAATATAGATATGTAGATGGAGCATTTGTTTCTCCATTACAATCAAGCCTTGTAACATTCTTAGCAGGAATAGATAATCCACTTGTATCAAGATATAACGTAACTACAAACTATGTTGGAACAGGAGCATTTCCTCCTGCGGGAAGTACAATGACATTAATTTCAAATCAATTTGCTACTGATACATTTGTATTTAACCCTGCAACTGATGATTTTAAATATCTTGTTTCAGCAACTTTATATGGCAATAATACTACTGATATAAATATATTATTAGGATTAGCTACAACAGCAACTCCTAATCAAGGTGGTGGAACAAATAATTTTGCAGATTTTACTGTACCTGCATTAAATACATATTTGTATTTAATTTGGGATTTTAGAGCATCTATTGCATCTACTTTATGCTATTCAGATGTGAGTGCAACGGATGCTTGTTGTGGATGTGGAACACCAATACCTGAGTCTTACAATTGTATTGCAGGGACTTGCGTAGACCCGGGTGACGGAACAGGAACATATCCATCTTTGGCTGCTTGTGAGTCATCTTGCTCAGCACCTACAACAGTTCAATTAGATTGGAACGTAGGAAACCAATCAGGCGGTGCATTAACAGTATTTAATAACGTTGGGTCTCAATTACTTAATATTACTTCTACTGCAGGTAGTGTTCAATCAGGAACAATATATCCATTATTAACTGAGTTACCTTATACCATTCGTGGAGAGTGGGTGTCAGGTTCAGGAAATATTATACATTTTAACTTATGTGATGTATTAGATGGTGGAACAATATATACAAGTGCAGCAATTACTATTGTGGAAGAATATGAAGATTATTTAGTAAATCCAACTCCATTATATGCTCTTGTAAATTTAAGAGCACAAAATGTAGCACCTCCAACCTGTCCCGTATAATTAAATTAAAATATAACAAATGGCAACAAGTTCATCATACTATCTAAATGCACCTTCTCTTGGGTCAGCAACTGCTATATTTACAGATGAAGCATTAACTACTTGTGCTCCTAATGGATTTTATTCTAATGGAAGTATAGTTAGAGAGCAGGTAGAGTGTAATCTTTTGCCTCAACAAACTTGCCCATCTTGTGCGACTCCTTGTGGAACAAGTATATCAGCAAGTGGAGAACAAGGCGTTTATTTGCTTGATTTAGGGACAGGGACTGATGTTGGTGCAGTTATAGTTAGATTTGACCCATATAGCGTCCCTGATGGCATTAGAGCCATACTCGGAAGCACTACTTATAATAAATTGACTTCTTCTGTAGATGGTTTACATCAAAGTAGTACTTCAGGGCATTTTACTTACGTTGGTCAAATAAGTGCTGATTGCGGAATATCAGGAACAACTTATCCGACATTAACAGAATTTAGTTATGATGGAACATCTTTTGTTGCAACAGGTGATACCCAAAGTATTACTGTATCTGCAGGAGATGTTTCCTTAGGAGCAACTGCTCCGGGGAATTGTTTAATGGTTATCCCAAAACTTACAGCATCTCCGTCTGTTATTAATTTTGAGGTGGTTGGACCTTGTTCCGGAACGGCTTGGGCAATATCTGTTGATTGTCCTGTAATGCTTACAGGATTTAGTTCAAGTGTTAATGCTGTATCTTCAATTGCTGCGTGTGCTTTGTTTGAAACTGTTACTTATTACAATGCATCATTAGCAAGTACTCCGGGAACAGTTGGGTTATATGACTTTGTATATGCTGATGCTTATGGCTCAACGCCATTAAGTGCAGGGTATTATAAAGCTACGGGGTCAATTACAGGCAGCAATGATTGGTTTCAAGTAAGTTCAGCAGGAGTAGTTGTAGCTTTAGGAGTTTGTGCAACACCTCCAACAACGGCTTCTTTGGCTTGGTCTTATAGCGAAACAGGTGGTTCAGTAGGTTCAATGGATTTGTATGTTAATGGTTCTATTGTTGAAAGCAGAAGTTCTACCGCAAATGGTACATATGCAGTTTCGTTAGGAGATACCATTAATGTTGAAGTTACAGCAAGTGCGTGTGCCGGAGTAGATATTAAAGCTAATGCATATTGTGCAGGAATAATAGTTGATGCATCTTGTGCTAACGTCTCTACTTCATTATTTACTTCAGTATATACCGTAGTTAGTGGAGATTTAGGAACAACATTACATTTAGATACATTCTCACATTGCGATAGCGGATGTGTGTAAAATAAATAATTATGCCAAATAATACATTAACATATAGTGATATGGTCGGAGGATGGGTATCCTTCTACTCTTTTTACCCTGATTGGATGTTAGGAATGAATAACTATTTCTATACATTTAAAGGAGGCGACCTGTATCGACATAACGTAAACTCTGAAAGAAATACGTTTTATAAACCTTGGTTTACCAAAATAGGCAATCCGGGAGGAGCGTTTACTCCTACTACCTTACAAAGTGTATTTAATACAGCACCTCTTGAGAATAAATTATTCAAGACAATTAACCTGCAAGGAGATGCTAAGTGGGGTGTTGCATTAGAAACCGACCTGCAATACTCAGGATTTATACAAGAGGCTTGGTTTGAGAAGAAAGAAGCAGCTTATTTTGCTTTTGTGCGTAATAATTCAGTGGGACAGCTTGCTCTTAGAAGTGTCAATGGTATAGGCAAAAGCTATCAAGTAACAGGTGGTAATATCATTAAATTTGTTATTGGAGTTGCTATAGGCAACATTATTAGCATTGGAGACTATTTATATTTTTCCGTATCTCCTTATACCACTCCTATATTGTGTGGAAAAGTGACAGCCATTACAGTAGATTTACCTAATGGGACAAACCAATTAACTATAGATACAACCATACCGGGAACAACTGTTATTCCTATTCAAGATGCGTTTTTCTTATATATTAAAAATTCAGTTGCTGAGTCTCACGGAGTTTTAGGACATTATTGTACTTTTAGTATAGAAAACACGTCTAATAGTAAAATAGAATTGTTTGCGGTACAGTCAGAGGTTATGAAAAGTTTTCCTTAAATTTAATATCTTTGTAAGAATATGGAATTATATATACGAGAACTGAACGAAACCGATTACGATGAGATACTCGTAGGATGGTGGAAGCAGTGGGGATGGGAACCTCCTCAAAAAGATTTTCTTCCTCGTGATGGTAGAGGTGGTATAATCATTTATGATGAGGAAATGCCTGTATGTGCCGGCTTTATGTATATGACTAATTCCAAGGTAGCGTGGGTAGATTGGATAATATCGAACAAAGAATATACTAAGAAACCACAAAGAAAAGACGCCATTAAGTTATTGGTGTCAGCATTGACTGATATATGCAAAACGGCAGGCAATAAATATGTTTACGCATTAATTAAAAACGGAAACCTTATGGACACTTATGAGCAACTTGGTTATATCAAAGGTGATTCTTATACAGGTGAAATGATAAAAGTATTATAATATGGCAGCATTTACAACTATCGCAGCAGGAATAGGATTGGCAGCAACCGCAGCCACTACTACTATGTCTTTTGTCCAAGCAGGTCAGCAAAAAAGTGCACAGCGTCAAGCTGAGCGTGATGCTGACGAAGCTATGCAAGCGGCAAGAAAAAAATTAGAAACAAATTTTTATGCTCAACAAGGCATTAAAAAAGAACCTTATGAATTAGAAAGAGAAGCATTACTTTCTCAAGGTGCTCAGGCTATTCAAGCAGGTGTAGAAAGCGAAAGAGGAGCGGCAGCAACAGCAGGTCGTGTTCAATTAGCACAACAAGAAGGACAAGCAGGAATTAGAAGTGCAATGGGTCAGGAAATGACTGCATTAGAAAATAAACAATTAAATGAACAAAGTCGTCTTCGTGATATTGGTGTTCAATTAGATTTAGGAGAAGTATCAGGTGCTCAATTGGCTGCGGCAAATGCAGCAGAATTAGGGGCTCAAGCTACTCAACAAGGATTTCAAGGTGTTACAAGTATGGCAAGTCAACTTGCAAGTTTTGCTCCATTGTATGAAAAATCTGCAGGTGCTCGTCAATTTAATAGAATTGAAGGTATGGCGACAAGGCAAGATGGATTAACTCCTGAACAAACTCAGGCAAAAATTGCAGGATTAGGAATAGTTGGAGGAACAGACTTTAGTAAGGTTGGCAGTATGAATAGAATGCAATACCAAGATTTTATGGGTAAGCAAAATCCTGATACACTTAGAATGTTAAGACAACAAGGTCTTGATATGTATGGGTTTAATCCTTTTAAAACATCGACTTACAAAAGTATTTTTTAGTAGAAAATTAAAACATTTAGTTGATGGGAACATATTATAATTACGCAGAACGGAACGCAAATAGCCAAGTCAATTGGGCTGAAGTCGGTAAAGGCATATCTGATATGCTTAAAGACGAGGTAAAGATTCGTGAAGAAAAGAAAAGTGCAATTGATAAGGCAACTCGAGAGTTTCAACAAACTTTAGATAATGCTCCTCAAGGGCAATTCCAAGATGCCAATAAGTTTACCAACGACTATGCTCACTCTATGATGGAGCAGCAAATGATTGACAATAGACTATTGAAGTCAGGTCAAATGAAATTGCAAGACTTTACTTATAGAAGACAAAACTATGTAGATGGAACAAGTACATTATTTGATTTACAGAAATTGTATCAAGACAATTATAAGTCAAAGATGGAAGGTGTTCAAAGTGGAGAGTTTCAACCATTGACAAGTGCTAATATGGCTTCAGTTGAAGGCTTTGCTGATTTCTCAAAATCAAAAGCAATAATAGACCCTGCAACAGGAGTTGTTAATGTTGGTATAATGAAACCAAATGCTACAACAGGTGTTATGGAATTAACTAATGATGTGGCTCCTGTTAATGTTATTAAAGGGAAAATATTAGCAAACATTCCTGCTTACAAGGTTGATGATGCTATGAATAATACAGTTAAAAATTTTGGTGATAGGATTGAATCATTGTATGACATTGCAACTAAAACAAAGGCAGGTACTATTACTGAATTAGTTGGTATAGGTGCATTAGAAGCATCTAAAAATCCTGCATTTAAAGATGAGATAAATCAATTTAATAAAGCAATAGACCAAACCATTGATGGATATTTTGCAGACCCTTATCACGTATCTTCTGTATTAACAATGAATACAGGAAAGTATGATGCTACATCATTTACATATGATAAGAATGATAAAGACCCTAATAAAATATTATTAAAAATAAATAAAACAACGGGTCTTCCTATATTAGATGAATCAGGGGCTAATTATAAAACACAAGAAAAAGAAGCAAGAGATTGGGTTCGTAGTACTTTGTTAGCTAAGATTGATTCTAAGAAAACAATTAAAGAAACAGGAACTATTCCTTATGGTCCTCAACCACAAGAATGGCAAGTTAGGGGTGCTCAGGATAAGAAAAATGAAATGGCAGCAGCAGGTGCTTGGAACCAATTATATACAGGTAAAACACCGGCTGAAAAACAAGCGGCAGCAGATATATTATTAGGTACGCCAAGTGCTCAGGCTCAAGGATTACTTGGTGTTGATGTAAGCACTCCGGGTATTGTTAAACTTTCTTATGCGGATGGTAAAAAGAATAGAAGTATATCAATGTTGGATGGAGCAGGCAAACCTATTAGTTTATTTGACTTTGCAGGTAAAGGAGTTGAGTTACACGGTGTTGTAGATAGACAACAAGCTGTTAAAGCAGGTGGTGGCAATGGTACTTATGGTGCATTAAAACCTGAAGAATGGAAATCTGTTAAGTCTGTAAGACAAGGAGAAGCACCGGCTGCTCCTGTAGTAAATATACTTCCTGAACTGTTTAGTATAAAATCAGGACCATCAAGTCAATCATTACAAAATATGTTAGGTCCAACTTTTAAAGTTACTGATATAGGAAGTCCTTATGGAAATGATGTTGAGGTCATTGCTCCAAATGGTCAGAAGTTTAAGTACAATGCAAACTTGAAGAAAGACGAAGCTGCGGTTACAAAAGCAGACCTTGAGCAATTTATAAAAGTTAATGGAGCACCGGTTGGTGGCTCAGGCGGAGGACTTGTAGGTGGTAATGTTAGGTAGAACAAAATAAAAAAATTAATTATGCCGGATTTAAAACAAGCGTTAAAAGATTTTGTAGCTACTGCTAATAGTGGGAAGTATCCTGATGAAGCTACTTTAATATCCAAATTCCCTGAATTACAAGGATATAATATTAACGCATTGAAAGATTTTGTAGCTACCTCAAACAGTGGTAAGTATGCTAATGAAGATGAGTTGTTTTCAAAATTTCCTGAATTTGGAGTTAGTGGACAACAAGATATTTCTAAAAAAAAAGTCGCTACGGTATCTCCTTCGGCAAGTGGTTCTTTGGTTTCACAACAACCTGAAGAAAAGGATTATTTTGAAGGAGGATTTGGAGATTTTTTAAGAGGAATGGATAAATATGTTCCTATTGGAATGGGTGATTTTGTAGATGATATGGCTCGCAGTGTTGCTGCAGGATATAGGAATGGAACGGCAGCAGAGGATGCAGATAAGTTGTTATTAAAAGGAACAAAAGCTACTCCTGAACAAATACAAAAATTTATAGATGCTCAATCAAGTGCTCAAAAATTAGGACCATCTGCAGAAATGCAAGATTACCAAAAAACTTATGAGCAAGAAGGCAAAGGAATTTGGGGAGTTATAAAAGGATTAGTAAAAAATCCAACAATTGCTCCTGAAATTATAGCAAGTTCATTAGTTGGTATGGCTACCAATACACACGCTTTAACAGCAGCAGCAACAGCTTTAGGTGTAGGTACAGGATATGGTGCTGCAACAGGTGCATTAGCAGGTGGTGTAGGTGCTCTTCCCGGAGCAGGAGCAGGAGCGATTGCAGCCGTACCTTATGCATTTGGTGCTGCAAGTAGTATGGTTGAAATGGGTTCTACTTTTGCTGAACTTCTTCAAGACCAATTGCAAGGAAAAGAAATGACAAAAGAAAATGTCAAAGCTATTCTTGAAAATCCTGAAAAACTACAAAGTCTTAGAAACAAAGCAATAGCAAGAGGTGCCATTATTGGAACTATTGATGCATACACAGGGAAACTTGCAAGTGGTGTAGGTGCAAAAATACTTACAAAGTCTGCAGAAAAATCTGCTGTTGGTGCTGTAACAAGAGGTGCAATAGTAAAGGCTACTGCGGCAGGTGCAGGTGTCGAAGCAGCAGGAGGTATGGCAGGAGAGTCTTTGGGTAGAGTTGCTGCAGGTCAAAAACAAGATGTATCTGAAATTGCATTAGAAGGTATTGCAGAATTACCGGGTGGTATCAGGTCTACAATTCAAGCAAGATTAAATAAACCATCTTTTCACGTTAATGGAGAGAAAGTTTCTGCGGCTCAAGTAGATAAGTTAATTAATACAATGACTCCTGCTGAATTAGCACAGACTAAGATTGACATTAAAAATGATTACGAAGGAAGAGCATTTAAAATACAAGACAAGATTGTAACCCATTCAATCAAAGAAGATGTTAGAAAAGCTAACCCTGATTTGAATGAGCCAAGTCTTAATGCTATTACTGATTTAGAAAAAGATTTACAAAAATTAGAAGGAAATAAGACGCAAACAGGCAAGGATAAAGCTGCTGCTATTAGAACCCAAATAAAAGATATTCAAGAGAATCAAATTCAAGAGGAAGCAAAAGTTGCAACTGTTGAAGCGGAGGCTCCTGAGGTTACTGCAAAAAGAACAGATAGAATTGCTGAGTTAGAGACTACATTGGCTCCTGAAAATACTGTTACTATAGAGGATACTGAAAGAAAAAAACTACAAACAGAATTAGAAACTTTAAAAACCGAACAAGATGCCATTCAAAAACAAAGCACAAATGAAGGCTTGCTACGCAGCCAACAACCCCAATTGGGATTGCAAGAAGTGGTCGAAGGAAACGCCCAACCTCAAGTCGTTGCCACAGGGACCCAAGAAACAATCACTCCTCAAGGGACGCAAGAAACAATAAATCAAACTCAAGAAAATGGACAATCAACAACAACAAAACCCGGACCTATCGCAGGAAACAGACTCTTTAATAAGCCACTCACGAAAGCTAAGGAGGTTGCGAATAGATATTATCAAAGAGTTTTCGGTACCGAAAGACCAAGTTTTGCCGGAACAAGAACCCTTGATGAAACAAGAGCCAAGCGAATAGCTGATGCTTATGCATCAATGAAGGACGACCCAACTAATCCTGAGGTTCGTGCAGCTTACGATGCAATGGCTAAAGAAACATTAGACCAATATAAAGACTTTGTTGACTCAGGATTTGAGATAGAAATAGATAACGAAGAGCCATACAATAACTCTCAGGAGATGATTGATGACTTAAGAAACAACAATCGTATAAAAATATTTTCTACTGAAGCAGGATTTGGTGCTAATCCTATAACTGAAAAACAAAGACAAAAAAATCCTTTACTTAGAGATTCAGGGTTCAAAGATGCTAAAGGAAATACATTATTAGTTAACGATGTGTTTCGTGCTATTCACGATTTTTATGGTCACGCAGAGTTAGGTAATTCATTTGGTCCTAAGGGGGAAGAGAATGCTTGGAATATTCACGCACGTATGTTCTCTCCTCTTGCAAGAAGAGCAATGACTACGGAGACACGTGGTCAAAATTCTTATGTAAACTTTTCAGGTGTTAATGAAAATATTGATAAATTAAGAGAGGAGGCAAGAAAATTACGTGAGCAAGGAAATGAAAAAGGTGCAAAGGATATTGTAGATAAAATATATCAAGAAGGACTTTTTGCTGAACAAAAAATAGGATTATTACCCGAAGAGTTTTCTCAATTTGATGAAGAGAATAGAGGAGATATTACTATGCGTCCTGAGGGATTACAACAAAGAGATAATACACAACAAGTTGCACCTGTAATTGAAGAAGAAGTATTTGAGCCTATAACTATTAAAGATGTGAAAACTCCTACTTTCACAAGAGATAACGCACTAACTTACGAAGAGGATGAAAGAGAATCTGATAGTGGAAGAATAACTCCATATTTATCATCAATAACAGTAGAGGCAACTAATGCAGATGAAGATGCTATTGGAACCATAACTAAAATAACAGATGAGGATAAGATATTCTCATTTAATATAGAAGATATTGATGGCAATGAATTTGAGGGATTTGATACATTAGGTGAAGCTAAACAAGCACTTGCTGATAAATATAATAAAATTAAAGAAAAGGAATTTAATAAGGAAGCTAAAGCAAAAGCTAAAGCTGCAGAAAAAGCTGCTCAAAAAAAATCTAAAAAAGAAGCTAAAAAAGAAACTAAAAGAATTACAGAAACAGTAGAAGACTTGCTTGCATTGGACCCTCAAGATAATACTACATTAAAGAAAATCTCAAACAGCCTTGACCAAGTTATCAAAGACATCAACAAGTTTGAGAAAGAAAACCTTGGTGTGAACATAGCTTTGCCTGTAATGAAGACCATCATTAAAGCAATTAAGGTTTTAGTAGATGCAGGTGTGTCATTACAAGAAGCTATTAAAAGAGTATCTGCAGACAACAATGTTAACCAAAAAGATGTGGTTGAAGGGATGAATGCTATATCTCAGATTGCTCCTATTCAAAAAGAATACGATACTTTGATGGGTAAGGTTGATGATTTAATTACTCGTCAAAAATCAAGAAATATTGAAGACGCTAAGATTGTAAGAAATGTAGATACGTATATTCGTAATTCAGAGGCTTACGACAACGCCAATGATGCTCAGAAGAAGATTATGGAGCGTGAGGGTAGAAATAAAATGCAGGCTCCAATAAGACGTGCTGTCTCAATGGGTCGTGTATTAGGTGCTTTAAAAGACATTACCAATATCTCAAGACAAGAAAAGTTACAAGTCATCAAGCAGATAAGAGACTTGTCAAGAAATGCTGCCCAAGATTTGGCTAATGAAATTAAAGAGTTGGCTAAATCCGGAAAGATTACAGTTAACCAAGCTGCCAACGTTGTAGCAAGATTTGGTAAAGTAAATATGCTAAACGAGGTTTCAGTATCAAACTTTGTAGATTATATGTCTAAAGTTTTTGCTAATGCTGAATATGCAGGTAAAATTCAAGAAGCTAAAAACAAATTAAAAACTGCAAAAAGCAACATTGCTACAAAGATTGGCATTGCCGATGGTTTAAACTTATCATTACAGAGACTATTCTCTATTAACCCAACACTTATTCCTGACGTTTCTTTTGATAGATATTTAGAGTTGGTTAATATGTTTGGCGAAAGGAAGGCGGTACTTACTCTTGAAGAAAAATCAAGTGTAACTAAAGATGTTGACTCAATCCTTAAGGGGATAGATGAGGAGCAATCAGTAGCAAATGAGTTAGCTGACAGATTTAATGAGTTTGAAAACAAAGTATTTGACGATGAAGGGAATTTAAAATACGCTGAGACCATTGATAAGATGGTTGAAGAAAAGGTTATTGATGAGAAAGAAGCAGAGATTATGCGTAAGTATAAGTCTGACATTGCTCCTCAAGTAGGTAAGGCAAAAATGACTGAGCAAGAACTTGCAGAAGAAAAGGCTGAATTATTGCAAGTTTTAGATAAGACTCAATTTGAAACAAACGGACTACCTACTTCTGATGAGCGTAAGTTAGCTAATCGTTTGAAAGATTTGTTGTCTACAAATGCTGTTGAAAAATTAAACAATACAGATTTAAAGAATTTAATAAAAGTTATTGATAACATAAATAATAATTATTTGCCTCATTATGCATATTTGATGGTAAAAAAATTAAATTCAAAAAATAGTGCAAAAACTTTAACTGCTGCAATTAAGAAAGCTGTTATTGCTCCATTCTCAGGTCTTTATTCAAGAGTAAAATCTTTGCTTACAAAAAGAGGAGCAATAGAAGAAATGATAAGAAGAAACCCACTGTTTAATATAGACCAATTATTTGGAGACTATAAGACAAAGGATATATTCAATGCTGTTTTAAATAAAGCTGCTGAAGGTGAAGCTAACTTTAAAGCTGAACTTAAAAAAGTTCAGAACATATTAGAGAAGGCTGAGGAAAAAGTTGCTAAGTCATTTAAACTTGACCCAAACAAAACGTTGATGTCTAAGTTCAAGATGATGACATATATGGTTCAACTTGAGAATGATTCTAACCAAGGAAGTAAGCAGGTTAATCCGGCTGCCGAGTATTTAAAAGCTACCATCAAACATATTGACGAAGGTAAATCTGCTTTTGGAGAGCGTGACGCAACTATGTTACAAGACATTCTTGATAACTATAAAAATACAGAAGGTGGCATTGATAATGAAAAATTATATAATTCATTTAATCAAGCAGAAAAAGATGCCATTAAAGACATCCGTAGCGTAAACGAATCACTTAGAGAAAAAGCTGAGTACACTGCAGCAATCATTCGTGGAGACAGGATTAATCCTCTTACTAACTATGTACATTTGAATGTACTTCACGAGTTACAACCTAATGATTTAACAGCGGGTACATCTTTTGTGACTGAATATAATAACTCAATGAGACCATCTACGAAGGCTAAGTCTTTGATAGCAAGAACAGGCAAGGTAAGTCCATTGAACTTTGACATTTTTGCATCTGCTCAACGTGGTGCTAAGTTTGTATTAATGGATTATAATTTAACAGAGCCTATTCAAACTGCTCGTCAAACAATTAGTGAAACAATATCTAACTTTGAAGAAGAAGGCAGAATACCTAAGGAGAAAAGACAAATAATCAATGCAATTAATTCTGCATTAGAAGAAACTACAGAGAATTTATTAACTAATTCTTTTGTAACTACATCATTAGCTGATAATGTTGCAGATTATTTAAACAAGCAAGGTTATCGTGCTGTTCTTGCAGGCACGTCAAGATTTGTATCTGAGTTAAGTTCAAACATTGGATTTGCTGTTATATCAGACCCTAAAGGATTTATGGCAGGCGTAGAGAACAGAGGTATTATTATGTCTGCTGACGCTCCTACTATTATGGAGAATGTAAATAGCAAACAAACAAGTAGAATATTTCCTACAGATACATTATCAGGAAAATTAATTGACACCAATATTCTTCAACAAACAAGTGGTATAAAAGGGGCTAAATCAAAAAACCCTGTTAAAAATAAAATTCAACAAATTTGGAATTTATCAGGAAAAAAATATGCTAATTCAGTTGAGTTAATAGCTGACGCTTTAATATCTACTCCGGATAAATTAATTATGCGTCCAATGTGGTTTGGTTCATTTGCTAATGAGTTTAAAAAGATTACGGGTGAAAATGTAAACTTTGAAAAGATTGCAGCGAATGATGAAAAGTATATGGAGCAATATAAAGAAGCTATTGAAAAAGCAAAAACTAATGCTGATGAAAAGTCTGTAATGGTTGGTGCTACTGATAATCCATTTATGGGAATCCTTAAAGGTTCCGTTAAACCTAATCAAAGTTTTGCACTTAAAACGTTTAATAACTTCAATAACTTTATGACTAAGTTTTTGATTTTTGAATATGTAACTGCTCGTACAGGAATCAACGCAGCAATGGGTAATGGTTCTTTAACCAAAAAACAAGGAGCAGCGGTACTTGGTGCTGTTACTACAAGAATGATTACATATACACTTCTTACTCAAATGTTAGGTACAGGTCTTATGGGATTATTTTTTGATGACCAAGAACCGGAAGATGAGAAGTCTTTTATGCAAAAACTTGGACAGCAAATGGCTTCTGCATTTACTTCATTAGTATTTGGTAGAGATTTTGGTAACGCAACTAAAGCAATTGTCAATATTGGAATAGAAGACGTTAACGATAAATATCTTGATTTTTTAAGAGAAGGAGATTATGACCCTTATAAAGATGCTATCCAATATTCTATTGTTCCTCCTGAAAAAAGAGGCAAACAAAGAGGTTTATGGGATTTCTTTTTAAATATGGGTGGTGCATTTGGTCCTGCATTAAAAAGTGCAGATTTTATTGTTCGTAAAGGATTAGAAGATGATAAGAAAAAACCGGATGCTATCGCAAGACAAGAAAAAGAAAGAAATGTTCGTATCCCATTAGAAATATTAGGTAACGCAGGATTTATTCCTTTGTATAAAGATATTCGTAAAGCTGTAATGAAAGAAATGTATAGCAGTCTTGAGCAAGCAGATAAAAATGCAGAGGATAAAAAAAGAGTTAAGTTGGAAAAACTTAATGGATATGAGAATGAATCTGATATGAAACGCTATGACCCTGAACTTTGGGATAAAACATACGGTCCGAATGCTCCTGATTATAATGCAGAACAAGCAAAGAAGGCTATTAAGAAAGCAAAAGATAGTTTGCAAAGAGCAATGAAAGATGAGATGTATGACTATACGCCTAAGTCTAAAGGAGGATTTGGTTCAGCAGGATTTGGGGGAACAAAAGGAAAAAGTAAAGGAGGATTTGGAACAAGTAAATTTGGTAAATAAAATAATATGAAAGGAAGTTCAAAAATGATTAAGAGAGCCGATGGCTCTACATCAAAACGTGGTCTTTGGGATAACATTCGTGCTAACGCAGGTAGTGGAAAGAAACCTACTGCTGCAATGCTTAAGCAAGAAAAGATTATAAAGAAAAAAGAAGCTAAACGTACCTAATATACTTTAGTTCTTTCTGCTTGTCATAGTAGACCATCATCTCAGCATCACTAACTGCACCGTCACGGGGAGGGCGACCTCCCCATTTAATATCTCCGTATAGTTTATTGGCTTTACCATAGATTATACCATCTTCGCACGCCCATATAAGTACAGGTGTTATACGCTTATCAATTAACTTTACTAATTTTTTTGCTGATATAGGCAGCGGATACGCTGCACGCATAGTTCTGATACGACCTTTAACTTCTGCGTAGGCTATTAGACTCTTGTCTTTATCAAAGACTTTGTAGTCTATATCGTGTGGGTCTAACTTTTTAAACGAACCACCAAAGATGCTAACGAATAGTTCAATCGCTTTTTTCTCCCTGATTAAGTCCGTCTCTGTTTCAAAAGTCGTCATCTTCCAATGATTTTAATATTAGTCGCAGGTCTACAACAAGATTTCTTATGTCACGTTCTGCGGGGATAAAGTCCCTGTCCACAATGTTTTCGTAGATGTTTGCTAACAGCAAGTGCTGTTCGTTTATTCTAAAAGCGATACGCTCGGCTCGAGCGTTCTCTATGTTTTTGTCCATACTTGGATTCGCATAAGCGGTTTAACAAAATTAGTTTTTTTAACGAACATCTGAATCAATTTCAGGTACGATAATTAATTCATAGCGACTTACTCCATTTGGCTTTATCTCGGAGTTCCATATTCTTAGTATTTTTCTCCTTGCATAAATGTCGTTATATCTGTATTCTCTAATAACCCTTTCATCTTTAAGTAATTGCATCACCCCCCTTGTTCTGTACCAATCCTTTGCTTTTTTCATTTGATTTGATTTTTTCTTCTCTAAACACTTCCACTTTTACACCGTGGTTTTGAAGTTCTTTTAACCGGTACTCTTGAAGTTTAGACAGCTTACCATTGGTTGCCTTGACCTCGATAAATATAACGTCACTGTTTCTTGGTATGGCAAGCAAGTCCGGTATCCCATTCTTGTTGGTCATTGTAAGTTTGATGACGTAATAGCCCTGAGCCTCTAACTCTTTAATCTTCTTTGATTGTATTTGTTGCTCTTTCAATTAGTGCTTGTTTGTTTATTAATAACCAATCAATAAAGTCATTTTGATTGAGTGTTTCTAATGCGTTAAATATTTCTTCTATTGGCGTCATAAATAAAAATCTTGTTTAAAATGATTCACCGTGTAGTCTTTCTTCTTTGTGACAGCCTTGTAGATGTCGTGTTCAATACCGCCCTTCGAGAAAATCCAATATACTTGATTCTCGAGGCGTTCCTTTGTGGTCATTCGGTCTTTACTCTGCCAATAACTCGTAGCACTGAAGTCAATATTGTAGTAAACCAAATACTCAGCGTGCCTAAGACTGATTCCTTCACGTCCACTTACAATCTGTAATGCTATGTTTTTATTGGTGTCTTCAAAGACACTTAACTCAGCCGTTAAGTCATCGCCAAATACCTGCTTGAGTGCATTGTATTCTTCCTTGAACTTGTAGAAGATTCCAATCTTGCATCCCTTAAACTGCTCTTTGATAAACTCAGCCTTGCTTAAGTCAAGTATCATACTATTACCGCTCTCAAACTTTACAGTCCCGCTACACATTTGATGCACTTTCATCATTAACTTAACCGGAGTGTCTCCCAAAATTATTTCTTCTTTTCCTTCTATCACTAATTCTTTCTTTAATTTTTTTATCATCGCATAAGTTGATGGTTTCATCTCCACCTCCATCACCTCTTCTTTGGTCTCAGACATAAAGCCTGCCTCCTGCTGTGTGTAGTTAATGGTGTACGGCTCCATCTCTTTGAGGATGGTATCAAGTCCACCACTATAATCATTAACGAATAGTCCGTTAATCTTACGTTGTTTTGTTTTAACATATATTTTACAAAAGCTATAAAAGTTTTGAAACTCTCTAAATGGATTTGAATAAATACCATACACTTGATGGTACATTTGCGAGTACGACTCAGGCGTTGGTGTCCCCGATAATAAAATAACTAATGGTTGACATCTTCTTAAAACTTCTCTTACCAATATACTTCTCTGACTTGGTTTAGGGAATGCTCCCATACTATGAGCCTCATCGCAAATAACCATATCCCACTTCTTATCGCTCATAACGAGGTGGAGGCTTTCATAATTGATGACAGATAGGGAGTAGGTTGGTTTTAACGCACTGTAGTCGGCTTCAATTGAACTAATTGCTTTCTTTTTAGTGATAAACAGCACATTCTTTATGCCACATAACTCTGCTATACCAAGACTTGTAAGTGTTTTACCGGTACGAACCTCCATAGCAAGGTATAGAAACCTATGCTTTGAAAGTATCTCATATCCTTTGTGGATAATGTCAGCCTGATAATCCCTGAACTGAAATTTATTTTGTTCCATCTCGTATAAGTTTTTATAATGCTCGCAACTGTCGACAATTTTATTTATAATTTCTTTCTCTGTGTTGTATTTAAGAACTTCTCTTATCTCAACAGCATTGCCTCGTCCTGATTTGGTAGTCTTAGTCTGAAGCACAACCCCCTTGAGCATCTCGCAGTATTCCCACATTGCTTTGTTGCTATATCCTGAAGTACGTTCAATCATTTTCTTATTCTTTTTTCACAGTGACCACAATACATTTTTCTTTTATACTTTTCAATTACAGGTTGAGGGCATTCGCAATCATTATGTATGCGTGTACCATCATCATTGTAGTTCAGGGCAATGTACTCCATCAAGTCTACGCAGTTCTCAAACATATCATACGACTGAAAGTAGTCCATCATCAACTGAATCAACTCAATTGGTATCTCTTCATCCGGCACGTGTGCAAACAAACTAACGTCTGACATTGCAATCTCCTCAAGTGTGTTGCGTTCTGTAAGTAGGTTGAATGAATTAATCATACCTACGTGTATCATTTGTTCTTGCGTCATAATAGTTCTATTTCTTTTTTAACATCTTCCCAATATTCAGTAGATTCATCAACCATATCAGAATAAAGTTCTATGTATCCACTTTTTAATGGATTAGTTGGTGATGCTTTTATTATCTCATCTACTGCTATTAATGCACATTGTTGAGCATTATGAACATAAGGATAGTTACTTCTGTCAGGTTGATTAAATATATCAAATAATTCTTGTGCTTTTTCTTTTGGTGTCATAGGTTATTAATTTTTTGCAGACTAAAGTCTGCGAATGATTGTTTAAAAAGGTGCTTCTTCAAGCCCCTCAGGTTTGCTTTTAATGATTATCCATCTACCTTGTTGGTCTCTATCTTCCTGTGGCATCACTCCTTCCTTGTAAATACCATAAGCGATAAGCCATTTGTAGAACTTGGTTCTACTCACGCTCATCCTACCTCTCGGTCCATAGTCAGGATACTCGTCAATGAAGTTAGAATATAATTCGTTTTTATAAAGTCTCGTGTCAGTCTGCAACATAGTCTCTCTATTCTGATGCCTATCAACAAGTCCACACCACTCAATAAACTCGTGGCAAGTCTCTGCTGACAACTGACGAATCTTAAGGTTCACAAACTTACTCTTGACAAGTCCGGTCTTGATATAATTCGTTAAACAACCAATCATATAATTATCAAACTCACACCAATCCTCATCGTTCCAATCGCCAAACATCAACTTGCCAAACTCATCAAGTGGCGTAAACTCTTTGGTATAATACTGATGCAACTCCAACTCCCACTTTCTTCTTGCGAATGAATTGCCGGCACCCTTAATCGCATAGTTCGTAGTGATGGCAATCTTCGGAGACCTGCTAAATGGTATCTTGATGGCGTCCTTGTTTTTCTTCTCGAGTGTCAGACCTTCTGTAACTACTGAGAATAATCTCTCGAAGTCAAAATGCTTTCTCACATCATCAAAGCAAAGTATCTGCGTGTCTGCTGACACCAACTGATAAGCGAAGCTACGCTCGAAAGCAAATGACTTACCATCAATAACAACTAATTTCTTCATCTTGCTAAGTGCGTTCATCAATAGTCCCTTCCCTGTTCCACCCTCAGGGTTGTCGCTGATAACCTCATCGTTCAGGATTACTGCCGGACAGAATGATAGGTTCTTATATCCGTGCATTAAAAATCCAAGCGTGCTCTCCATTGACTTAACTCGCTGCTCATCTTCACCGTTGATATTACTCACGAATTTTTTGAAGTCACATCTCTCGGTCACACTGCAGATATTAAAGTTCCTATCTATCACGTGGTCTTTCCACACATATCCTCCCAAGTCCAAGTAGTCAAGTGTTATTATCCCCTCCTTGCTAATCTTCACAGCACAATTCTTGTAGTACAAGTATGACGCATCTTTGGTATCAGCAATAAAATAAATCTCAATCGTTGATAGTAAAGACAGAAACTCTTCCTTGAAGAATCTTGTATTGTCAGCGAAGTAATTGTAAACTCCAATGTCATCTAACTCCAACAAGTGCGTAAGCACGAAGTCCTTAATCTCTTTCTCAGAAGTATGGTCAATCAAATTGTTTGTAACCTTTACGAATATGTAGTTCTTCCCACCCTCAGGGCAATACTTGTAAAAGCCATTGTCTTCCAAGAACTGCTTAAACTGTACGTGCACAATCTTTATAACTCCTCTATCGTTTCTATCCCAAAAAGTTTGCATTGCATTCTCTTCCTCAACCTTATTAAGTACCGATTCAATAGTCTCGCTCTCCAAATTGGAGTCTTGCAATTGGATGCGAATCTCTTTTTTTGATACACCTCTCCTTAATTTTGCTTTGATGATATTAATACGCTCCTCATCCTCGTAGTACTTAGTACCAAAGTTAGCTGTGTGCCTGTACGCTGAGTCAATGGTCGTTCCAATCTCTCTGAGCGTAAAGTCTTCTGTTGCAAACTGATTGATTACGTAAGATGCAAGGCTCTTGTTAATACCAAAATCATTAAATGCCATCGCAAGCACATACGCATTCTGATTACGTTGTCCCTCGTGCATAGGATATTTTTTATCCCACCACTTTACAAGTATCTCCACAATCTTATTCTCATCCGTGATAGGTATCGTTGCCTTGTCTCTTGTCTTACTAACCTCAGTGTATTCAGGCTCCTCAATCTTATCCCAAATACTACTATTCTCATTAATCGCAATTAGAGGGTCATATGACTCGTAACATACTCGGCTGAGGTTCTTGCTCGTCTTGTCGAAATAAGCCGAATTAAAGTACTTTTCTAATGAATTAAAGTACATCGTATGGTTCTCTGCATCTGCCGGAATTTTCACCAACACTTTCAGACCATTGCCCGAAGGGGAAATGAATACTGAAAACACATACTTGTTCTTTGATAAGTTCTCTTTGTCTTGTAATAGTTCTTTCTGCTTCGTATATCCATCGAAGTCCAAACATATCAATCCCGAATGCTCAAGTAATGAGGCATCTGTTCTCTTGTTAAACGTACCACTAAAACATATCGCAGGTAACTGCTTCTTTAGTTCCTGTCTCTCAGGCTTGCTCTTTTCTAATCGTATTCTCTTTACTAAATCCTTAGTAGCACCGGCTCCGTCTTTCATTCTCTCGAGTATAACGTGTACGTCTCGGAAGAATGGCGTGTCAGTATCTCTAATATTTTGGAATATCGTCACGTTATGTACCATCTTATGTCGGTTTTATGTCGTTTTAAACTATCTAACTATCTGATTACTAATACTAATGTCGATTATGTCGATTTTAAGTTCAAATTATAATCAAAGAAAATAAAAAGAATATAAAAACACATATAGAGAATATAGGGGAAACACATCGACATTTTCGTCACGCATTAGAGGTAAAAAAAGGGGAAGTTTTCACTCCCCCGATTCTTTTTCTAAATGGGTGTAAATTCTAAAATGGAAGTTCTCCATCATCATCATCTGCAACCTCAGGTTCAGGTGCCTTTTGCTTAGGCGTAGCCTGTTTCTCTGATTGTGGCTTCATACCGTTTTGTGCAGTCGGCTCGTAGGTATCCAACTCAATGTAATAATTACCACTACGTGCAGTCTTTACATTAAGGTTAACCCATCCACCTTTCTCGTGCTGTCTGATGAATGCTACTCCATCGTCTGCCTTGATTGATAATCTCCCAACTACAAAGTCAGGTGCTTTTTCGTTTCTCTTGAATGAGAATCCGTCTGCAAAGATTTTTTCTTCGTTTGCCATTTTGTTCTGTTTTTTTTGTTGCCTCAGTCTATTTGTACCAATCAAAGACCTCTGAGGCTAAGCCTATAATCGGTTGTCGTCAGGGCAGGAATCGAACCTGCATTATTTGTTCATCTCGTGCGTCAGAATTAACCAATACACTCAACTAAGCGTCACCGTCCGCCCCTGACTCCCTGTGTCTTTGAAGACACTTGCTTCGGGGGATGCAATATTATAATAAATATTCGTCAATGTAGTAGTTTACAATATCATCCGTTGGCTTAGCACTAAAGTATTTATTATACACCTCAATCGCTTTGCCCACTTTGATTTCGCCACCTTTTACAAAGTCTTCTGTTGGTCTAAAAATACCAAGTACTCCGGTGCCTTTGTCAATCACATAGAACACCAATGGCTTACCAAACAACTCCTGATAAATATAGCACTGAGAATCGTAGTTATACGACTTCGCACTATACTTGAACTTATGAATGTCACTCGTAGTCTTAAGGTCAATCACCGCATTGTCAGTGACAATGTCAGCCTTACCCTTCCATATCATTCCCTGAATCGTTCCAACTGCCGGAGTCTCGTAAAGATTACCTGATTTATAAATCTCATCATAGAAAGCAATATTCCCGTTGATAATGTTAACAAGGTTTTGAATCTCGTCCTGCTCCTTCTTTAACATACAAAAAGGTAGGTTATTTTCTTCGCAGAACAACTTATACTCTTTGGTAGTACGTGTACTCACATCTACAGCCGGCATACCCTTCGCCTTCTCAGGCTCCAAAATTAATTGATGAAAGTATCTGCCATCCATAAAGGCTTTGTTGTCTTCTCGCTCCTTACCGAAGTCCTGAGGGTTGCTAAGTAGCACGCCTATATCTGAATTAGATAGGTAGTTCTTACCAATACCATTGTAGTATTGATTGTCGTCACGTAGTGCTAAGATAATATCTATATCTGCCATTGTTATGCGTTTAAAATGTTAGCGATTTCTTTCTTTAATGCCGGACTGATTTTGTACTTGCGTGTAAGCTGTGCACCAATCTTCTCAATGCCCATAGCCTTATTGGACGTAACGTATTTCACAACTGCGTTCCAATTGTCAGTACCTTTCTTTAGGTCTACCAATCCATCTGCTGTTGCAGGTGCTGTCTTCTTAGGAGCCTCAGCCTTAGCTGTAGTCTCTCCCTCAGGTAAATCCTCTCCTGCATAAATATAAATCCCTAATCCAAACATCGCTAAGTTCTTAACCAAGCAACGCATAATGGTTTTGTTAATGTCGAACGTGGTCGCAGCGTCAACTTTTTTGTCGCCATAGCGTGAACTATAGCTGTACTCAGTCTTCTTCATTGACTTGTTCGCACCATCCATCACCGGCAACCACATCTCAAGCGTCTCGTCTTCGATGGTTACAGTAGTGTGGCACATAAATCCAAGTGCATCGTCATAAGTCGTTTCACCGATTTTGTACGTGGCATCAGGGCACTCAGTCTTTGTCTTTGACCAAGCCCACGCCCAAGATAAATAAGTTAGATTGCTTTTCTTTTCAACGTGGTCGTTTACGTTAATGGCGGATAGCCTTTCAAAAACCGTTGGGTTCTTTTCCATTTGATTTGATTTGATTTGATTGATTAAGTTCTTTCAGACTAAAGTCTGCAAGTATTTGATTAGATAAATACGGCACGCTCTACATCCTTGACAATAGACACGTAGTCCTTGTCTTCTGCAATCTTCTGCTCAACCGCAGTGATGCCGTGAATGATTGATGAGTGCTTAATGTCGTACCCTGCTTCGTTCATATACTTTTGGATATAGGTAACTTGCATAGGTCTCTTTGAGCATAGGTAATACACGAGATGCCTCGCATCCACAAACTCCCTCTTCTTTGATTTTGAGAATATATCCTCCTTTTTTATATTAAATAGGTCGGCAACCCTCTCCACATACTGATTAAAAACATCGTGTTTCATAAAATAATTTAATTTAAGACAACAAATATAAGTGAATATGTTCACACATCGTTCATTTATTTGTTAATTTTTTCCCACAATTTTACCTCTGCCTCATCAAGTGAACGGCTCTTAAATTCATCGTCTACATAAAATTCTCCTGAGTCTAAGACTTGAATATACACTCCCCCCACGTAGTGTACCACGTCAGTACAGTCTTTACGTAGTTTTTCATTTGGGTTCTTGTCAAGGAAAGATTCCTTGCACATAAATTTCCCGCTGTTGATAAATTTCTCCATTAGATTAAAGTTTATGTGGGCATAAAGCCCACGTTAATTTGATTAAATTCCGTACAAAGATAGTTCAATTTATTTATAAAACAATAAATCGCTATACTTCACATACACAAAACCATCGTGTGTGATTTTATCTGCATTATCCCACGACTCCTTCGTGATGATATGACCATCAGGAAAGTTTGGATTCGCTTCCAACTCCTGAATTAATAGGGACGCCTGCTCTTGCAACATCCTCAGTCTGTCGATTAACGTTTCTTGCTTATCCATAAACCACCTCCCCCATAGTTAGGTATTGAAAGACTACATCTGCTGAGTCTCCGTCACCTTCCTCTTTTAAGTGTCTATCTAATGCCCACTTGTTTGGACTCTCTGCAAGCAACTGCAGGCGTGCCTGCATAGTGCCACGTGTAATAACGCCTACGACCTCATCTTCCTCTTCGGCATCATTGATAGCCACTTTCACATCGTGGTCTAAGATAGCCTTTAAAATTGCTGTGCTAAGGTACGGGTCTTCCTCTTTAGGAACCGCTTTGCGGATTGCTTTGATTGACTCCTCAGGTAGAAAGTACCAATAGTTACTGCCTCCCTCTAATGCTGTTACGAAAATATCTTCTAAGACTTCTCGCTTTACTCCTTGAATGATTTTGATTTCCATTTGATTATTATTTTAATTGTTTGATTTCTAAATAGTCACACGCATCGTCAATAGCTAAAAAAATTTGTTGCATAGTAGCTTCGTTGGTCATTGCTTTCTCAAGCACCTCGTAAGCCTTGCCTCTGTTACATTCATAATTTTCCATAACGTCATCAACGCACCATAGGTTTTCTACAAAGTACCCTTTGCTTCTGAGCAACGCACGTGCTGTCGCCCCATCGTTTAACTTTTCTTTTAATCGCTTTACCTCATCCCGAAGAAAGTCGATTTCCAAGTTGGCACCCGCCACTTGACTCATCTCGTAGTGATTTTTTTGCATACTGATTTGATTTGATTATAAATTAATTTGATTAAAACACCCACGTGCAACAGCACGTAGATTGTAAGAGCCAAGGGCACCGATATTAAGAAGAAGTAAATCATACCCATAAAAAAGTAAATGAACCCCAATAATATTCTGAAAAAGTTTTTCATAGCATTTGGTTTAAAATGAAATAACATCGAAGTCCTGATACATCTCAACAGTCGCCTTAGGGTACGCCCCCTGCAGTGCGAAGATATAGTCATCGTTGTCATAAAGAATGTCATTCTCCCTTTCGTAGTCTACCATTGGTTGAATAATTTTTTTGATTTGCTCCTCATCTAAGGTTGTCATCAGGTAGAAGTCCTCTTCTGCCCAAGCACTCGTGTTGATTTTAAATACTTGCATTGTCGTGGTTTTAATGTTTGTTAAATTTAAGAAATTTTCCGTTTCATCTTTTCAGAATCATCAGCCGGGACGCTCATCCCGGTACGGAGGGCAGTGTCTTTGAAGACACCACCCTGTCGCCCCAAGTCTAAGGTTGGAATCGTAATACCTCAGACTCGGTGAACCACTCATCGCAACCACTACAATGATAATTTGCGAACGCATCGTGCTCCAAGTCGTGAAAGCAATTGACACAGATAGGCTTCTCGTTCTCTATGTCAAAGTCACAATCCTCACAATCATCGTCCAATATGTCTAACAAGCATACACTCTTCGGCTCATCATATCCCATCTGAGCAAATATGCTCTGATACTTTTCGCTCTCTCTCTCATCTTCCTTCTCCCAAAAACTCAATGGCTTTGCCTTCTGCGTGTATGTCTTGTGATGCTCTTTGCCGTCTGCTGTCTCACGTATGTTGAAGTATATCCAACACTTGAGCACTCCGTTCTTTGTCGTCACATCAACCTGCTTCCTCCGGTACCAATCAGGATGACCCTCCAATCTATCTAACTGAGCCAACACACCTGAACTGACTTTGAATATGTCAACCTCCACGTGATGACCTTGTCCACTCTTCTCAATCAAATAAGGTAGTCCACTGATGACAAGCGGATACTTACTCTTCGTGTTCCCTTTGGCTATGAATTTGGAGGCACTGAGGTAGTGATGATAATTGCTGTACCCTTTCTTTAACGTGCCGTAGACAGCGATTAAATTGTCCTCAAGGACGTTGTCTTTGCTGTACCAAACGCCATCCCTCTGACTCCACAACTCTTTGTTGTAGATTTGGTATGTCCTGCTGTGCGTGTTAACCGATACGAACCTGCACTCATACTTTTCTAACTCTTTCTTCCATTTGTGGCGTGGTATCTCACCCAAGTTCTCTGCTAATACTTTTGAGTCACTCTTCTTGAAGTTACCAAGTGCTCTGATAGTTCCGTTCATCATAAGCCACTCTTGTTTGTTGCTCCCGCATCTGAATGGATGCGTATTGTCTTTGTTGATAGCACCAATGGTGGCGTATCTAAAGTGAGCAATGAATGGTCTCTCTGTGTCAAGTACTTTGTACTCTGCTGATTTGTGATACGTTACCTCGAACGTGTCGAGCCATACAATACCCAATCCGTGTGGATTGATTCTCGCTGAGGTCTTTGCAACCTCCTGAGGAACTTTCTTCCCTGTCTGCTTGATAATGATTACACACATAAGCTAAATTGATTTATGGGCAACACCTATAAAGGCATAGAACCCTTGTTAATGAACTGATAATGAACGAAGATACGACATAATTTAGACATAACCAAATTTATTTTTCAATAAACTTTCTTTGCCTTGAACTTTGCCCTATCTAAATGGGGGCAATCCCCGATGAATTTGTAGAACGCTCTGTCAATAGCCTCCCACTTTGTGTGGGCGACTATTGAACAAACGAATGCCTGAGCGTAATAGATTTTAAAATAGTGTTGGCTTTCCATATCTGATTTGATTTAAGTTCTCTCATCCCAAAGGGATGCGAGTATTTTTAATAATCATCCTCCAATCTCTCCCCTGCATACGATGGGTCGAAGTACCTATCCTTGCGATACGGGTACTTGTCGCTGTCATAACACACATCACACCAATCTCCGGTGCCGTAGCCGTAGGCGTCACATCTTTTGTCTACGCCATTGCCTATTGTTTCGCATCCTCTACATTTTACGGAGTGCTCATACTCTGAACATTTTTCGCATAAGTCACCATCGAACCACATATCGTGGCGTCCTTGTGGGTGCCCACATCTTGAGCACTCCCACACGTCATTTGCTTTTGTCATTTTAATTTGTGTTTAGTTACGTGATAAATTCTGATTCCGTCTTCGATTTTCATATCAATGGGATACACTGACACGAGCACATCAAGGTAGTGCTTGTACTCTTCCAACTTGTCTGCCGGTAGGTACAAAAGTCTGTCGATAACGTCCTGAATAGTTTCATTACGTTGTCTTTCAATGTTCATTTGTTCTTGAATCATTTGAATTTGATTTAATGAAGGGTTTTCAAACCTTCGGTTTAAAATTCCGTTTCGTCCTTTGGGACTCATCAGCCTGAGCACTCACTCAGGGACGGTTACACAACCCCGAAGGGCTGTGTAATTGTGTCTTTGAAGACACCGCCACTTACTATGCAAGAAGATACATCTCAGATAAAATTCTCGCAGTCTTATCTACATCCTCCGGACGCACTACTAAGAAATAGTTAGGTCGATACACACCATCGGTATCCGACTCCGTTCTTCTTGTTGGTATCCCTTCCCCGTTTAGCATTGCCTCAACCGGCTCAAGACTCGCCACTGTTAACGAATGAAACACCGCATACACCGGCTTACTGTATCCGGCTGTCATCCATTGACTCGTTAAGTCAAACTCAGGCTCCTGCACACTCTCCTCAGGGACTGACTCAGCACCACCATTCCACGCATCCACGTTGACCCATCTACCATCCCACTCCCTGCCATTGAGGAACCAATTGCCCCTGACTTGTTGGATATGCACCCCGCTCAACCCATTGAGTCTCTCCTTTGTGGTTTTACTTTTCCACCCTGCATTGGTTATCCATACTCCATCTTCCCTAACCTCGACAATTTTATTGTCGAATAACCATATGCCTTGCCCATCTGTACGGCTGTTGTCAATTCGTAATGAACGCATCTCCTGAAAAGCGTTCACAATGTCTCTTGTAATTTGTCTCATAGTTAGTTAGATTTAAAATGTTGAATTAAAGATTTAACAAAAGCGTATAACAATATGGTTATCACGCTAATAATGATTGCCTCAGCAATTGAAATTGTTTGTCCCATTTGATTAGATTTGATTGAGGTTAAAAAATTGTTTACGTAGTTTATGAGCAATTAACTTTTGCTCCTTTAGGTACAAGTCACAATTAACTTGTTCCGCTTGCTCCATAAAGTAGTCGAACTCAAAAATAAGACGCCACTCGTGTAAGGCTTGCTCGTTGGGAAATGTCATTCCGTTGTGGTTTACTGATTCCATTTGATTAAAATTTAAAGGAGGGTTTCAAACCTCCGGTTTAAAATGCTGTTTCGTTCTTTAGAACTCATCAGGGAGGATAATCATCCCCCGACAGCGGAAGTGTCTTTGAAGACACTCCCTCTCGTGATTAATAGTTTCGCACGTATTGTGCAATGTCAGTGTGCACCTCACCTTTCAGAATGTACGCTCTGAATAACTTTGATAACCTCAACACCTCGTTGGCATCATCCTCGTTGCCATTGTACATTGAAACAATGATAGGCTTGATTTTCTTAAGTAAGCCATCGTGTGAGGCATTAGGCGTACCCACGCTGTAGTTAACAATCTCATACATCAACTCATATCTCCTCATCATTTGCTTAACTGACTGAAAGCGAGACGGCACTCTAAACTCAAGGCATCCACCCTTTACAAGGGCTAATTGGTACTTGTGATGCCAATTGCTACACTCACTTGAATCTTGCATCCTGCTGTTATATTGGCAGTAGCTGTTAGTAACACGCTTTTTGAATAAAGCAAGGACGATACCGCAATTTTTACGAATGGCATCTCTCAAGGCATCACCACTCATCCCCTCACACGCAATCGTAATATGACCGCCACACCTTCTATCCGAAGGGCTAAACCTATCATCGATAATCTTTTCGGCTTTGTGCATCATATCGTAAACTTTTGTACGCCATCCGCCTGCAGGCAACAAAGGGAGCACGTGGGTAACCGCTTCGTATCCGCACGACCCATCACGCTCAAACCCACAAAATAATTCATACTCACGCACCGCATTACGGCTTAATTGGTTTTTCTCAACCTCAAAGCCAATAGTGAATTTCGACTCATACTCACCGCTCTCAAACTTGATTGCCGTACGCTGTTGTGCCGGTTTAAGCCCTGCAATGTCTACAGCGTGTTTGCTCTTGTTCAAAAACAATGGCGAAGGTTTCCCGTGGTAACTTGCCACTTGACCCCTGCGACTTTCTCCTGTTGTTGTGTAAATGATTCCGTTCATTGTAGTAGTTTTTAGGTGGTTAAATTATCTGTTTTGTAAACTGAATTTCAATACGCTTATTGCCTCCGCTATTTGCTCATCGCTGTTAGTGGTTTTAACTAAGCCGTTTGCATCGATACGCACTGAAACGTTTCCGCCTTCGCTCTTGTAAGTGAATGTTAGAATGGTTTCAACACGTGTTTCAACTTGTGGCTCACTTTCACTTTCGCTTTCGCCTTCTCCACCTTCGCTTTCAGTGTTTCCACCGGCTTCAACTTGCTTTGCAAATTTTAATAAACCCTCAAGGCTTCTATTTGGCTCATCCCCTGATGCCTCAACCTCATTGCACTTTGTGTTGAATGACTCGATAACCTCCGGCTGTAGTCGACCTGCTTTCACTACTTTGTAGAAAAAACTTTTTTGCCATCCAAAAACTTTCTGTCCAATCTCCTCATTGCTCCAACTGATACCCTCATCGTTGCAAACCCTTTGCCCTTCCTCAGATTGAAACCAATCTACAGCCGTGGTAACTAACTTACTCAAGGCAATCGTTTGCTCGAATTTTTTCTTTTTGGCATTGGTGATAGTACGTTGTACGCTCCTAATTTCGCTCAAATTCAAGCCCTGCTTGACTTGTGGGAGGCTTAGGAAAGCCGTTTCGATTGATAGTAATTGACTCATTGTGTTTAAATTTTGATGATTAATTGATTAATTCTTTCACAAATATAGTTTAATTCTTTATTCCACCAAAAAAATAATTGTTTTTTTTTATTGTTTATACTCAAACCCCTATGAATAAAGGGCTTGAGGCTTCGATATTTATGTACAATGTTTGTACTAAGGATGAACAAGGCAGGGGCTAAGCCCTCATTCTTAGTGCTTTGTGTCTTTAAAGACACTATGAAACGCAATACAGCAAAGGGATGCAGGCAATGGCAGGGGAAGGCAGGCAGGGAACGGCAAACGTGTGCCGGCATAGGCAGGCAGGCAGGCAGTGGCAGGCAGGCAGGCAGGCAGTGGCTGTAGGAAAACGGCAAAAATTACACACGGGGCAAAGGAAACAGCACCCCCACCACCAAAAAAAAAGTCGTTTTCGGCTGACGGGTCGCTCACGTAAAACCCCCTATAGCCCAAACACTACTACTATCTAAAAAATTTATTATCTTTACTATGAAATATTTCAAACTTCAAAAAAAATTATTATGAAACTTAGATTACAAGACAGTATCTATCAGCAAAAGAAAGCCGGTCCGGGTTTAACTATTGAAGATGGTATGTTAATCAACAATCGTCCTAACAGTATGACAGGAATCCAAAAGGCTGCAGAGATTAAGAAGTCTATTCACAATGCAGAGAAGATTAGTCGTATGGCTGAGGCTGTTTATTTGGGTAACATCCGTTCTGAGATGATGGAAGGTCCTGAGATGGGATAAATTATTACCCAATTAGTGAGACCCAATATTAACGTATTGGGTTTCTTTTTGTCTTGTAATGTCAAGATTGACATTTATATCATTGTTTTATGTCGTTTTTATGTCGATTTTATTTTTATAACTAATTAGTAATTAATACTTTATTCTTTTAATGTCGAAAATGTCGATTTTAAAGAGTAATTCTTATGGGAAAAAAATATATAAAAGGAGGGAATATATATAAAGAAGTAGGGGAATATTTCCTGCATTTACGACACGGATGTGTTGTAAAATTAGAAAACCCTTTACCACATTACATTTAAGCTAATGTCGTTTCTTTTAAATTCGACACAAAGCTGTCATAAACCGACATTTATCCTATAAAAACCGACATAGACCTATCACCCTAACGGGTGCAATCTATATTATGGGATAATTATTTTTCTAAAATAGTGGTTAATATACCATAGGTTGACTATATTTGTACAATAGTAAATTAAATTATAATCAAATGGTAGAAACATCAGGAATTGGGTACTCACCCAAGGATTTGCAGTTTGGAAGTGAAGGAAGAAAGAAACTTATCAGTGGTGTCATCAAGATGTCAAAGGCTGTTAAGTCAACGCTCGGACCAAGTGGTAACACGGTACTCATTGAGAGTCCACATCACACGCACGGCATCACAGTTACTAAGGATGGTGTAACAGTTGCTAAGTCGATTGACCTTATTGACCCATCGGAGAACCTTGCGGTTAAGATGATGAAAGAGGCGGCAGACAAAACAGCTACCGCTGCAGGTGATGGTACGACTACGGCTATTGTTTTGACAGAAGGATTAGTACTTGGAGGACTTGAGCATATAAAAGAGGATATGAACAGGACTGAAGTGCTGAGACATATGGTGGATATAAGCAATAAGGTGGTGGATAAGTTAAGACGTAAGGCAAAGAAAGTCAGCAGTGCAATGTTATTGGACGTGGCTGCACTATCAGCTAACAATGACAGAGAGATAGGACGAATTATTGCAGAAGTTTATAAAGATGTGGGTAAGACAGGTATTGTGACGGTTGAGCGTAGCCAAACATCAGAGACTTATGCAGAGACAACTAAGGGTTTAAAATTTGACAGAGGATATTTGAGTTCAATGTTTATAAACGACCAAAAGAAAGATGAGTGTGTCTTTGAAGACACTATGGTTTTGGTGTGTGATATTGAGATAGCAAACATTTTGCAAATTGAGAACGTGTTGAAACCAATCATTTCCGAAGGAAAGAAGCTGTTGATTATTTCTCCGTGCAACACTAACGTGGTAAATACACTTGCAGCAAACTCAGTTAAGGGGAACCTTAAAGTGGTAGCTGTGCCTCCGCCAAACTTTGGCTACAAACAGCACGAGTTAATGCAAGACATTGCAATTAGTGTAGGAGCAACATACTATAGCGAGAAGACAGGTGACGACTTAAGCCATATCAACTATGGTGACTTGGGTCACGCAGGTAAAGTTATTGTTAGCAAGGACAAGACAGTCATTATTCGCAGTGCGGCTAAGGCTGATGAGAAGTTGGTTGAGGAAAGAGTGAAGCAGTTGTGGGACGCACATAAAGAAGCGACTAAGAAAGGTGACAAAGACTTTTTGTTAGAGCGTATTGCATCACTTACGGGTGGCATAGGTGTAATATTCGTAGGTGGTCAGACTGACCTTGAGCAAAAAGAGTTGTATGATAGAGTTGATGATGCAGTTTGTGCAGTTCGTTCCGCACTTGAGGAAGGAATTTTACCGGGTGCCGGCAAAGCATTACTTGATGAGAGTGCTGAGTTGGGAGAAGAAACCAAAAGTGTAGAGTATAATGCTGCATTAAGTATTGTTCGCAATGCATTGATGGCTCCGTTCCAACAAATCTTGGCTAACGCAGGATTGAAACCAAGTGATGTGTATAAAGAAGGCACTCCTGTTGGTCACGGATATAATCTGAAAACAGGCGAGATGGGTGACTTGATTGAGATGGGTGTTATTGACCCATTGAAAGTTACAAGGTCAGCACTTCAGAATGCTGTCAGTGTAGCGGTAACTATTTTAAGCACTAATGCAATCATAACAATAGCACGTACCTATGAGCAACAACAATAGAAAAATACTACACGTATCGTTAAATGACGAGCAGTTCTTGATAGACAAGATAGCTTCTGAGTTAATTATAGATGGTTTTAATGCTGACAATACGGTTATTGTAACTGTATCTATAGACTATTCATCCATTATTGGTCAGACTTTAAGGCATTCTTTAAGTTATAATGGCGAGATTTGTGATGGATTTGGGGTAGATGTACCCTATCCTGACGAGCATTGGGATGATAAATACCTGAGTGAACTTGATAGTATTATGGCTATTTATGGGCATAAATTACATAACAAAAGGGTATTATTGGTTGAAGCCGGGGTTATTAAGGGTGGTAACTATACTTTTTTAGACAAGTATTTAAAAGAAAAAAATATTGTCGATATTTACACTGTGGCAATGTTTGAGAATATTGAGTCTGCTTATAAATCAAATTATGTAGGTGAGTATTATGACAACAATACTGAGGACTTAACTTTTTGGTGGGAGATGGACAATAATCATTGGCAATAAAACAAAACAAATGAAACCAATAGGGAAATATTTAGTGGTTAAAGACATTCAAGAAAATGTCAAGACAGAGTCAGGATTGATATTGTCAGGGGAGGATACCAATCAACTACGCTATAAGCGTGGTATGGTGATAGCACCCGGCACTGACGTTGACGCCATTCAGGAAGGGGATGAGTTATACTATGACAAAGCACACAGCTTTACAATGCTGATTGATGATATGCAATATACCATTATTCAGGAGCGTGACGTGGTGGTTGTGGTGTAGGACTTCGATACTTATTCTCACGCTGATACGCATTCATCTTGACAATCATATTTCGGTAAACCTTATCATTGTAAGATACATTTTTTAAAAATAGAGGGTTAGACGATAGACTAACGGGGATTTCTTCCCCGTTTAGTTTTTTATAGATGTCTACCACTAAGTTATTGGCTTTGTAGGATAGTTGGTATAGTGCCCTGCCGGTACCGCTTCGTGTTCTAAACTTCTCAATCCATCCTTCTTTTCGTAGGCGTTCAAATCTTCCTACCTCCCAACTTACGAGTTCGTTAAACTCGTCAAATTTCTCTTTCCCAAAGTAGCTTTCTGAGTAAAGGAACAGAATGGTATCAAGGTCTGCTTGGCTCAGACCGTGCTTTGCCTTCATATAATACCTGATTACCCGCCAAAATTTTAAGTAATTACTTGGTGCTATTTTCATTTGATTAAATTTTATTACATTTGTAGAGCAAAGTTAATAATTTTACATTATGGAAGATAATAAAACACTTAGTGAGCAATTAGATGCAATTACTTTCAAGAACGACCAAGTTCAAAAAATAAGAGCAATGCAAGAGGGTAGAGAGAGATTAAAAAACTCTTTAGGTCGTAATAAGCAACGTGCAACTTCTAATACTCCAACGCCTCAAGGTCTTCAAAGATTGAAGAATACTTTAGGTAGACAGAATATGAAATCATTAGATACAACTCCTTAAATAAATAAATCAATAATTTTAAAAAACAAAACGATGAAATCAACTCCAAACTTACCGGCATCTTCAAGAATGCAAATGCCTTCAGGACCGGTTGCTCCTTCAATTAAGAATGCATTAAAAGCAAAAGCATTATCTATGACAGGTGGTGTTCCTTCTAAAGGAAAGATTACCGGTGCAGGTAAAGGTGCTACTGCTAAGTTAAGTAGAGCAAAGTATTAATTTTAAAAAACAAAAGCTATGGCAAAGTCAAAACTAATTGACGAAGTAATTCAAGATGACGTACAGGTATCTGAAGAAGTAGTTGCTGAAATAAAAAAAGCAGTTGCTCCTAAGGATGAGTATGCTCTACCTGAGTTAAAAGAAAAAGACAAGCGTCAAGACCCCGGTCATAAAAATAGAGATTTTAGAAATTAATTTATATGGCTGATAAGTCAAAAATGCAATGTAACCATCCTGTCCCATCTGATAGACCGGGAAAGAAAAAGATGGTTAAAGCCTGTTCCAATGGGGAGGAGAAACTCCTCCACTTTGGAGCAAAGGGCTATGGGAATAATTATTCTGCTGCTGCTCGTAAAAGTTTTAAAGCAAGACATAGTTGTGACACAGCAAGTGATAAAATGACTCCAAGATATTGGGCTTGTAAGAATCTATGGGCAGGTCCCGGAGGTTCAACAACTCCAAATCCAAAAGGTCGCAAAGGAAAATATTAAATCAAATCAAATGGAACAACCAAATAAAAGTAAAGGTCTTGGGGATACAATTGAAAAGATTACAACTTTTACAGGAATTAAAAAAGTTGTAGAAACTGTAGCTAAAGCAACAGGAAAAGATTGTGGATGCAAGGCAAGAAAAGATGCATTAAATAGAGCATTTCCTTATCAAGATAAAAAATAAAAAATATGTCAGTTTTTAAAACAACATTTTCAAGAGCATTAAGAGCACATCCTTCAGACAATGCTAATATTGCCTACCCTGCTGTAGTAACATCAGGTACAAACACATCTGCAGTTGCATTTAAGTTAGTTAACTCTGCTGCAACATTTGTTACAAATAATGTAGCTACAGGAGATGTCGTTCATAATGATACGGCAGGTACGGCAGCAACAGTTGTTTCTGTTGATAGTGAGACACAACTTACTTTAAACGCAGATATATTTACAACTACTGCTCAGGCTTATGTTGTTTATCAAATGTCTGCTCAGACAAGTATGGGTAATCCGGGTTGCTTTTTGTATGTAGGTGGAACGGGTAACGTTTCAGTTATAACATTAGGCAATGACCAAATTACCTTCAATGGCGTACCTGCAGGAACAACATTACCTATTCAAGTTGTAAAACTTAGAAGCACAGGTACTACGGCAACTCTTATTAACGCACTTTGGTAATTCAACTATTATGATGAGCAACCAAGAAAATAACAGACTTGATATTATGGCAGAAGAGTTAGAGTCCATTAAGGGCAATATGGCTGAGATGAAAGCTATGCTTAAAGATGTCTATACTCTTTTAGCCGGTAACCCCATCGACAAAGATTCAAATGGTTTAATAAGTGAGTTTAAAGAAGTAAAGAAAGAGTTATCTGACGTAAAAGCAGAACTTAAAAAATATAAGTCTTACTTCTATGCGTTGGTTACATTAGTTGGACTTGGAGCATTAAAAGTTATTACTGAATTTATAGTTAAAAAATAAATGCAATGAAAAAATTACTTGGGATATTATTCTTATTAGGTTTAACAACTATTGGATTTGCTCAAGAAAAAGGATTAGCAATTGTAGTTGGTAAGTTTGCTTATTGTGGAGCAAGTGCAACACACGCAACAAAAGATTCCATCACTGTGCTTGGCAAAAAGTTCTTAAAAGGAATTGCTACTTGCCCTGTATTAGATGGTCCTTCTGTTTTAAATACGTATTTAATTAGTAATCCAACCATTACTCCTGATGGAACAAATAAAACTGTATGGTCATTATTTTGGTACTACGACTCAGTAGTTCAAGCACCAAGTTGGAAGACTTCTGCTACGCAGAACCGTACTTTTGTAGTAACAAATGAGCCGGGTGGCGGAATGAGTAATATGTGGTGTATGCCTTGTAGAATATTGCCAAAAAAAGTAAATGGGGTAACTCTTGCAGAGTGTGAGGGTCCTATTAACGAATCGGCTTTCCCATTAGATAAAGCAGTTAGAGTTATTCCGGGGATGACGTCTGTTACACAGGCACCATTAGGAGCAACTTATCCCGTAGGAACAGTTGTACCAAATTTTAAAAAGAATTAGGAATGGCAAAGGCAATAAACAGCAGTTCTTATATTAGCAAGCCAAAGAAAAGAGGACTTGCGGCAAAGACGCAAACAAGCAAGACCAAGACAAGTAAACTTTATAAAAAACAATATAGAGGTCAAGGACGATGACGCAAGAAGAAAGAAACGAAAAGATAGCCGAGACGCTTGCAGCCAATCAAAGTAAAAATGGATTGGTTGAAAAGTTGGTGTTTACACTACTTCCTATCTGTGTTTCTGCTATTGGATGGTTACTTACTCAAGTAAGTACATTGAACAATCAGATTACGGTTCTTCAAAATAAAGTAGCCGTTGTAGTAACTACTGAAAATAAAGCAATACCACCTCAGGGAACAACTATTGAGATGGAAGCAATTAGGGCAGCAGCAGCACAAAGCAGGGCAGATATGAAGATGGAGATAATAGAGAAGATGACAAATATAAAAGAAAGTGCAGCAACTGAAAGAGCAGAGATTAAACAGCGAATAGCAGTATTAGAATATAAAAATAAATTACGATGAAAAAAATATTTGGATGGCTTTCAGGATTTTTTTCCTCAGAAAGTGGAACATCAAGCAAAAGATTAGTAGGTATAGTTGGTGCATTTGCTCTATTTTATACCTTATATGACAATTCAAAAACGCACGGCAATTTTGCTCCGGCAGATTCTCTTGTGTGGGCAACGTTTGCACTTAGTGCCGTTGCATTAGGTCTTACAACTATTGAATCAGTGACAAACCTTGTAAAAGGATTTAAAGGAAACGACAATAAAAAAGAAGAATAATGAAAATCAGCGAACATTTAGATTTGTCTGAGTTAATCAGAAGCGAATCAGCAAAACGTAATGGTATTAGTAATATGCCAACAGATGAGCATATTGCAAATTTTAAAGAATTAGCGGAAAAGGTTTTTGAGCCTATTCGTAATAACTTTAGATGTCCTATTCATATTTCAAGTGGATACAGGTCTACTGAACTTAACAAGTGTATTGGCGGTTCAGCTACATCTCAGCACTGCAAAGGTCAGGCAATTGACATTGATATGGATGGTACTCCAAATGGCGTAACCAACAAAATGGTGTATGATTTCATTAAGGACAATTTAGAGTTTGACCAATTGATATGGGAGTTTGGAACTGACTCTAATCCTGATTGGGTTCACGTATCTTATAGCGAAGGTAAAAATAGGGGTCAAAAACTAAAAGCAATCAAATCAAATGGCAAAACATCTTACACTAATATTACTTAGTTTCTTACTATTCTCTTGTGCCTCAAGGAAGGTAATGGTTACCAAGACACAAGTAGAGACACATATTGACAGCACTGCTGTCGAAAAAAAGGATAGCGTTTCTGTACAACAGAACGCTATTTCTATTAAAGAGGATATTGACGAGGTTGAGATAGTACCCATTGATACGGCTAAACCATTAGTGATTGATGGCAAGCAATACTTCAATGCGACAGTTAGACTCAAAAAAACACGCAGACACATAGTAGATTCCTCAAAATCTACTATATCTCAATCGTCTGAGAATACGGTTTCGGTCAAGAAGGATATTAAGGCTAAAGGCTTTGAGAAGAAAGTTGATAAGAAAGCAAACTACTTTGTGTTTTTGTGGTTGCTTTTGATTCCCATAGCTATATGGTTTGGAAGGAAGTATCTCATAAAATGATAATTTTTATTTACTATATTTGTATAAATTAAACAATCAAATCAAATGGCAAATTTAACAGCAGAAGAATTAGACTTTATCAAGACAGGTTCAGCAGAGTACACTAAGATTAAAATAGGTCTTGGCGAACTTGAATTGCAAAAACAAGGGTTAATCAAACAGGCACATACTATTGTTGAAGCCTTTACTAACAATGAGAAATTACTTATTGATAAGTACGGTGCTGATTCAGTAATCAATATGCAAACGGGAGAAGTAACTCAAAAAGAAAAAAACTAAACTATGACACCAAGTAAATTTTTAGGAATCCTGTTTCAGTCAAGAGATACAATGCATTTGACTCACTTGGATACAAGGTCTTTTGCGGAGCATAAGGCACTTAATGCTTATTATGATGGCATTTTGGAATTGACTGACTCATTCACTGAAAAGTTGTTTGGTCGTAGTGGTCGTATTGAAATAACTATCCCTGAGTCTAAGAAGCAGGATGCTGTTACCCATTTAAAAGGGATGCAAGCAACTATCGAAGCAGAAAGGGATAATTATGCTTCAGACTTACAAAACATTATGGATGAGATGCTTGGTCTTGTAAACGAGACTTTATATCTTTTAACATTAGTTTAAAATGAAAATTAACTCATACACTATTATTGCTCTTCCCAAGTTAGATGATAGACTTGTCGGAACAAGCGTTGATGGAACGCCACCAAATGGCACTTATAACTTTACTCCGGCAGAGTTATTGGCGTTATTTGAGGCAAACTTTAATGCTCCGGCTATTGTTATTGCCGATACTCCTCAGTATGCAGATAATGCTGCAGCTTTAGCAGGAGGATTGGTTGCAGGTCAAATCTATAGAACAGGAGACGTATTGAAGATAGTACATTAAAATTTTATAGCGGATGTCAAAGATTAGTACATATGAGGTAACTCCTGTACCCAAGTTAGCCGATAAACTAATCGGAACAAGTGTTGGCGGAGAGATTGAGGACATAACGTACAATTTTACGCTTAGCGAGTTATTAAATTTGTTCATCCCTAATATCCCTGCAAATACATTACAGGGTGTTTTAGATTATGGCAATACTGCTACCCAAGACATTATTCTAAATGGTACGATATTTACAACATATATTGAGGTAACTGATACTGCAACTATTTTAAATAGTTATTTAACAGGTGATACTCATATATTAGGAGGATTATATGATTCTTTAGATTCTATAGGTACAGCAGGACAAGTTCTTATAAGCACAGGAGATGGAATAGAATGGTACAGTGTACCTACAATTACTCCTGACTTACAACAAGTTTTAACATCAGGCAATACGGCTGATGTTGACATTGTATTAGATGCTAATTTAGAAGCAATAGTAGTAAGTGCTAATGCTGCAGTTATTGGTAGCCAATTAACTGTTCAAGGTACCTTAATGGACTATAATGAGTCTACGGGTACATCAGGACAAGTATTGGCAAGCAACTCAACTACTGTACAATGGATTGATTTGCCTGTTTACACGGCAACATCTCCATTGAGTATTGATAATATTACAAAAGTAATCTCTATTCAACAAGCAAATGCTTCTCAAAATGGATATTTGTCAAGTGCAGATTGGATTACTTTTGATGGTAAACAAGGGTCAATTAGTTTAACAACTATTGGTTCAAGTGGACCATCTACTCTTGTTGGAAGTGTAATCAATGTTCCTAACTATACATTGTCAGGGCTTGGCGGTGTTCCTCAAACAAGAACACTTACAATCAATGGTATTACTTATAATTTATCAGCAGATAGGACGTGGACAATTGCGGCAGGAGTATCTTCAGTTACAGCAACAACTCCTTTGTTTTCAACAGGAGGCGTTAATCCTGACATATCAATACAACAATCAAGCAGTAGCTTAGATGGATACCTATCCAATGTTGATTGGTTGACATTTAACAGCAAGCAACCGGCAGGCAACTATATCACTTCGTTAACAGGCGAAGCTACAGCAGCAGGTCCGGGAGCAGCAGCAGTTACACTTAGTAACGCTGCAGTAATAGGAAAACTTTTAACAGGATTAAGTATAACAGGAAGTGCAATAACTTCTTCAGATAGTATTTTAACAGCTTTTGGTAAAGTACAAAATCAAATCAATGGATTGATTGGTGGTGTTCAATACCAAGGTGTATGGAATGCGGCTACTAACACACCTGCTTTAGTAAGTAGTGTAGGTACGCAAGGATATTATTATATTGTAAGTGTAGCAGGGAATACCAACTTAAATGGTATTACTGATTGGCAAGTAGGAGATTGGGCAATATTTAATGGCTCTACGTGGAACAAAGTAGACAATACAGACTTAGTTACTTCTGTCAATGGACAAATTGGAGCAGTAAGTCTTACAACAGACAACATACCGGAGGGAGCAACTAATTTATATTATTTAAACTCAAGAGCGAGAGCAGCACTTTCATTTGCTGCAGGTTCAGGAGCGTATAATAGTACAACAGGGGTAATTACAATACCAACTGACAATAGTCAAATATTAAATGGAGCAGGATACATTACTTTAGCGTCATTATCTGCAAGTTCTCCATTAAGTTATAATAATCTTACAGGGGTATTTTCTATTCAAGTAGCTAATACTACTCAGAATGGTTATTTATCAAGTACTGATTGGAACACTTTTAATGGTAAACAACCATTCTTAGGTGGAACCGGCTTAGTTAAATCTGTTGCCGGAACTATTTCATATATAACTGACAACTCGACTAATTGGAACACAGCATACAATGATTCAATTGTAAGTGCTGCAGTTACAGGTACAGCAACAAAGACATTAACACTTAACCAACAAGATGGTGGCACAATTACTGCAAGTTGGTCTGATATTGATACAGGATTAACCTCAGTAGGTGTAAGTATGCCATCAGCGTTTAGTGTTGCAAACTCACCATTGACTTCAAATGGCACAATTGCTGTTACGGGGGCGGGGACAACACTTCAGTATATTGATGGAACAGGAGCATTGCAATCATTCCCTTCTTTAACAGGATATGTACCATATACAGGAGCAACTGCTAATGTAAACTTAGGAATATACAACTTAACTGCTGCTTCTTTAATTAAGTCAGGAGGAACATCTTCTCAGTTTTTAAAAGCTGATGGAAGTGTTGACTCAAGTGCTTATATAGTATTGGGTTCACTTAGTGCTACGGCTCCATTGTCATACAATAGCACTACGGGGGCATTTACCATTAGCCAAGCAGGGACAGCAAGCAATGGATACCTTTCTTCAACAGATTGGAATACATTCAATGACAAGCAACCATTTATTACTGCAGGTACAACTTTACAGTATTATAGAGGAGATAAAACTTTTCAAACATTAAATACTACAGCAGTTCCTGAAGGAACTAATCTTTACTTTACCAATGCTCGTGCAATAGCATCTACTCTTACAGGATATGTAAGTGGAGCAGGAACAATATCAGCAACTGATTCTCTTTTAACTGCAATACAAAAATTAAATGGGAATATTAGTGGATTAACAACGGGTGTATCAAGTGTATTTGGAAGAACAGGTGCAGTTATTGCTGTGTCAGGAGATTATACAACTACATTAGTTCCTGAAGGAACAAATTTATATTATTTAGATAGTAGAGCAAGAGCGGCTGTTAGTTTAACAACTACAGGTTCAAGTGGAGCATCTACTTACAATAGCACGACAGGGGTATTTAACATTCCTAACTATGGTGCTGCTTTAAGTGGTTATGTACCTACATCAAGAACATTAAATATTAATGGTACATCTTATGACTTAAGTGCTGACAGAAGTTGGAGTGTTGGGACAGTTACATCAGTAGCTGCATTGACATTAGGTACGACAGGAACTGATTTAAGTTCAAGCGTGGCTACAGGAACAACAACTCCTGTAATTACTTTAAACGTACCTACTGCAAGTGCCGCTAATCGTGGTGCTTTAAGTTCAGCAGATTGGTCAACATTTAATGGTAAGGTAAGTGGTGTAACAGCTACTTCACCATTGGCATCAAGTGGTGGTACAACTCCAAACATTACAATTCAACAATCAAGTGGTAGTCAAGCAGGATTTTTAAGTGCTGCAGATTGGACTACTTTTAATAATAAGCAAGCAGCAGGTAATTACATTACCTCATTAACGGGTGAGGCTACGGCAACAGGTCCGGGTGCTGCTTCAGTTACATTAAGCAACTCAGCAGTGACTGCAAAAGTTCTTACAGGTATTAATATTACCGGAGGAACAGTAGTTGATACCGATAGTATCCTTACAGGATTTGGTAAACTACAGAATCAAATCAATAGTTTGATTGGTAGCACAATATACAAGGGTACTTGGAATGCTTCTACTAACACGCCAACTTTAGCAAGTGGTGTTGGTACAAGAGGATGGTACTATATCGTTTCAGTTGCCGGCACAACAAACCTTGATGGAATCACAGATTGGTTCGTGGGAGATTGGGCAATATTTGACGGGACAGCGTGGCAGCAGGTAGACAATACTGACGCTGTAGTGAGCGTAAATGGATTTACAGGTGCGGTTAGTTTAACTACTGATAATATTCCTGAGGGAACTACAAACTTGTATTACACTAACACACGTGCACGTGCTGCATTGTCGTTTACTGCAGGTAGTGGTGCTTACAATAGCACTACAGGTGTTATAACAATTCCTACCAATAACAATCAAATTACAAATGGCTCTAACTACATTACATTAGCGTCATTAAGTGGAACGGCTCCTATTAGTTATAATAGTGGAACAGGTGCTATAAGCATTACTCAGTCAGGTACTGCAAGCAATGGATACTTAAGTAGCACTGATTGGAATACGTTTAATAATAAGCAGGCGGCATTAACTAATCCGGTTCTTGCAAGTGGCACTTGGACATCAGGATACTTACCAAAAATTAATGGCTCATATACTATAACAAATAGTATAGCTTATGATGGAGGTAGCAGTATAGGTATTAATACCAATGCTCCGTATGACAACACTCAATTTAAGTTAGATGTCAATGGAGGATTCATTGTAAAAAACACATCAGGAGTTGCAGCACAATTTGTGCTGATTGATGCTAATCCGGCATCAGGTGGTAATGCAGGATTTTTTATCCAATCAGTTGGAGGTACAAGCACAGCAGCTTGGGGTCAGGTTCAAACATATTACGGCACATCAATAGCTTCAGGTGCATTAAGGTTACAACCAAGTGGAGGTCAAATTTTAGTTGGAACAACTACACCTTCGGCATTTATGGTTGACATTAATGGGACTCTTAGGGTAGTAGGTCAACTTACTTTGAGTTCAACCATCACTAATGGAACCTATACATATACTCTTCCGGGAGCAACAGGTACAATAGCTTTAGTAGGTGGTGCAGGAGTTGGAACAGTTACGTCAGTAGCTGCTTTGACTATTGGAACAACAGGGACAGATTTGTCAAGTACAGTTGCTAATAGCACTACAACTCCTGTTATTACATTAAATGTACCAACAGCATCAGCTACAAATAGAGGAGCATTGAGTGCTGCTGATTGGACTACGTTTAATAGCAAAGCACCATCAGTTACAGGTGGTTATCTTCCTTTAAGTGGTGGTACAATGACAGGACCTATTACATTAGTTAATGGGGGAATTGGAATTATTGTTGGAGATGATGCAACAATTTCAGATAATAATGTAGCAAATACAATGTTTGTTGCAGGTAATCAAAATTCGGATAGAGGTTATATTAATTTTAGTTTATCTTCAAATAATTCTCTTGGAGCAATTAATGGAGGTGCATTAACTTGGAGAGGTGCTACGGTAATGACCACAGCAAACATTTCAGGTACAACTAATTATATTCCTAAGTTTACTGCTGCAAATGCAATAGGAGATAGTGTTATACAAGAGTCAAGTAGTAATATTGGAATAGGAATTAGTCCCGTAAATAAATTGGATGTAAATGGTAGTATTCGTGCAATGGGTTATGATGGTGGTGGAACAGGTGCAGGTTTAGAATTATTTTTCTTAAGTGGCATTTCTTATGTTTCATCACAAGATAGAGGTGTAAGTGGATATGTGCCATTATATATTAGGTCATCTGCAACAAATTTCACAAATGGGAGTGTTGGTATAGGTATTACTCCTACCCAATTACTTGATGTTAATGGGAATGGTAAATTTAGAGGGCAGGATTTTTTTCTTGGTAGTTCTACTGCTGCTGATAATGTAATTTACATATACTCAAAGAATGGAGCAGAAAGTCAGATAAGAACAAATGCAGGTGTTAGTTCAAGTTATAACGGTATGATGATTGCATCAAACTATAATCAAGCTAACTCATTATCGTCTTGGAGTATTGATTTGGGTGGTGCATTAAACTCAACATCAAATGTAAATGCTTATACTCTTGGGTATAAGGCTTATGGTGGTGCTTGGGCAAGTCTTATGACTGTTAGTGCTACAGGAAGTACAACATTCACATCAGGAGTTGTTCATTATGTAGGTTCTTCACGAATGTTTGCAAGTAATGGTAGTTCATTTAATTATCTATATACAGGAAGTACACAATTAAGCATTAATAATTCAACAGATACAGCAACAGTTGCTTCTATTTCTAATACAGGTGCTGCGTCATTTGCTTCTGCAAATATTTCCTCTACATCAATATTAACTACTGCAAGTACAACGTTATTAAACTCAAGAGGAATTATAGTAGATGCTGCAACAACAACGAATGATGCTTTTATTCCTATTGGTTATTCTTGGGCTTCGTCAATATCTAACTATAATCCATATTGGGGTATGGCTCTTAAAACAGTTAGTTATAGTTCAGGAACTGCTAACTTAGTTTTTTACACAGCAGGTAGTGTTAGATTTACTATTGGTAGTAGTGGGGAAGCTACATTTAATAGTACAGTTATATTACCAAATAATACTTATTTACAATTCAAAAATACAAGTGGTGTTGCTCAAACTGTATTAACTACTGATACAGGTAATTCAACAGTATTAAGACCATCTGTAAGTGGTGGATACATTGCTTTTCAAAATTATGCAAATAATGCAAATAATGTATTAGTTGCTGATTCAGGAATAATTACTTTTAATAATTTAGCAGGTACAGGTACAAGAATGGTTGTTGCTGATGCAAGTGGTAATTTGTCTACCCAAACGATTGGAAGTGGTTCAATTACAGGAAGTGGAACAACTAACTATGTTCCTAAATTTACAAGTAGTAGTGCTATAGGTAATAGTGTTATTATTGATAGTGGTTCAGATGTAACTGTTGGAAGTTTTCTTCGTGTAAATGCTTATGGAAATACAGCAGGTGGAACAATAAGAATGGGAGTTGTAAATGACTCTACTGCTAAATGGTCTTACTTAGTAAGTACTCAATATAACAGTTCGTCTAATCCACAAGGATTTTCAGTTATTGGAGCATATACTTCTTCTACTGCAAATGATATCATAATTGGTGGTAGTATATATGAAGCTAATCCTGCTACGTCTATTCAATTTTGGACATATACTGCTACAACTCACGCTTTAGGTGGTATAAAAAGAATGCAAATTGATACAAATGGCATTGCAACTTTTTATTATGGAAGCATATTCAATGCTCCTATGTCAATTAATGGAGGTGCAGTTCCAAGTGATAGATGGTTTGAAATTAGTGGAACAACAAGCGGAAAAGTATTTGGAGCAGTAATAAATCCAACATTTACATATACAGGGGCTAATATTTATGGATTATATTTAAACAATAATTTTGGAACAGGTACTATTACAAATTCTTACGCTTTATATATTGACTCAACAAGCGTAGGTAGTGCAACTGTTACTAATAAATATGGAATATATCAAGCAAGTGGAAGTGATAGAAATTATTTAGCAGGCAATGTAGGTATAGGAACTGTTAGCCCTAATGCAATGTTAGATGTTTATACTTCTCAAGGTGGTTCAACTATTGCTGCAAGTCATAGTACAGGTGGTTCTTATCCAAAAGTATCAGGAATTTCATTTGGTGCTACATCTACTTCATTAACTGTTTCTAATAACGGAGGTACAACAACATTTATAGGGGGTGCAGGTATTTATGCTAACAATGGTGCTGCATCAAACAATCCTACTGATTTAGTTTTTTGGACAACATCAGGAGGAACTCCTGCTACAAGACTTACAATAGCAAGTGGTGGTGGTGCTACCTTTACTTCAAGTGTAGGAGCATCAACATTCAATTGGAATAGTGGAATAGGTGCTTTATCTTATGGTAGTGGGTTTGTTACAATGGAAACAAATACTGCAAATGCTATCCAATTCAAAACAAATGGTACAACAGCATTAACACTTCAGACTAACCAAAATGGAAGATTTGCAAATAGTTTAGGTATTGGTAAAGACCCTTCTTATAATCTTGATGTTAATGGTTCAATAAGAGGTTCTGATAGATTGTATTGGAATGGGCAAAGTCAATTAGTATATATACTTAATTACGACCAAATAAATAATGCTGATACAACAACTATTGCAGACTCAACAGCAACAAATGGATATGCATTGCAAAAATCGGGAGGTAGTAGCACTTTCTTCTATGGGAACTATACATCATTTCCTCCGGGTAACTATACTGCATATTTTAGATTAAAAGTTGCAAGTAATGCTTCAGGCTCTTATCTTGGACAACTTGATATAGTTGGTGCAAACTGTATTGGTTTTGCAATTAGTGTACTACCTAATATGTTTGATGCAAGTAACACTTGGCAATATATAAAACTTCCATTTACAATTACAGGAGGTGGATATATTGAATGGCGTTTTGTTAGTTGGACAGGAGTAACTAACACATTTTTTGACCACGTGATGATTTATCAAGAGGGTGGTGAAGGCAAGGTATTTACAAGAAATGCGTATAGCATATATGTAAACCAAAATACGCTTGGAATGCAATTAGATACTTCAGGTAATTTAACAGCAACAGGAGATGTTATTGCATATTCAGACGAAAGGCTTAAAACAAATATTGAAACAATAACAGGTGCATTAGATAAGGTTATGTCATTAAGAGGTGTTAGCTATAATAGAATAGATACAGAAAATAAGAAAAAGAAAATAGGTGTAATTGCACAAGAAATTCAAAAAATAATACCTGAGGTTATAAATGAAAGTTCAGATGGAACATTAGGTGTAGCTTATGGAAATATGGTTGGATTATTAATTGAAGCAATGAAAGAGCAGCAAAAACAAATTGACGAACTTAAAATTAAAAACTAATGGCACTACCTGCAAGCGGACCTTTAGGATTAGCAAGAATTGGTTCAACAGACGGTGCTAATTCTGTAGGAGTTGTTACGCCTTATTCATTAAGAAAATTAGCTATATTAGCAGGAAAAACTGCTACGCCAAATAGTATAAGTAGTTTTTATAGTTATCCGGGATACGGATATAAAAATGGAAGTCCCGATATATTGCACGATTTTGGATTGAGTAATAGATTCCCTACAAGTTCAAGTAATATTATTGACACAAGTGGAAATGGTAGAACAGGAACATTTGTAACAGGTACAGGAAATGGAACTGCTACAAATGTAACAGGTTATTCAACTGCTTTTCCCGGAAATATAGCAACACAAGGTTCAGCACAATATGCTATACGATTAAATGATGTGGCAAAGTATGGTGGTACATCTGCATTTACTTGGGTTGCTTGGTTTAGAAATACAAGTTTTGGTTCAAGTTATAATGGAATAATTTCTTGTGAAGGAAGAAGTGGCTCTACACCAATAGGACATTCAATATATATATCAAATGTAAGTGGTACTTCTATAAATTATCAAAGATGGGATGGCACATCAGGTTCTCCTGCAACTGTAGGTTTAACATTTGGAACCGGAGGCGTACCTGCTTTTGTATCAGGTAAGTGGTATATGGTAGCATTAACTTATGGTGTTTTTGGTAATCAATTTACTTTATATATATATATTGATGGGGTACGATATAGTATAACTTATTCTCCAATAACAACAAGTGTAACAACAAGTTCAAGTTGGTCTTGTTTTGCAGGACTTCGTTATAATAATTGGTTAGAAGGAAATATAGGATATATAGCTACTTATCCTGCTTATATTTATTATACTGATATTGATAGTATAAATGCAAATACAAGATTAAGATATGATTAGTTTAATTAATTTAAAAACAGTAAAAAACATTATAACTTTATTATTTATACTAATAATAAGTTATATATTACTTAACACAAATATTTCATACAGTGTACCTGTTAAGTTTAATTATCAGGATAGTGTAATGGAAAATTTTTATCCAAAATTTAAAAAATAAAATAAAATGAAAACAATTCAACCCGTATCAGTTTGGTTCCAAGGGGCAGCAGTGGAAGCCACTGTTCTTGCCTCAAACTGTAGTTATGATAATTTATCTACAAGTGGAACATTTTCCTATCAGTTAATAGAAGTTGTGGTAAATCCTGAAAACCCATATATGGAAGAGTTGATAATTGTTAACAATGGTACTTTAATTATGGATGGTCAAACATACCAAGATTGGGATAATAATGATTATGCTTATAATTGGATTGCAGAACAATTAAAACTTACTATTACAGGAGAATATGTACCACCGGTACCTCCTGAACCTACACCTGAACCTACACCAATTGTTGAGGAAACTATTGCATAGTTCAATAAATATTCATTACTTTTACATAACTATGCATAAGCATAGTTATATTAAAATCAAATCAAATGGAACAAACAAAAAAGAAGTACAAAGACCTAAATGCATTGGTCAACTCCATTAACAATGTTATTGGAAAACAAGAAACAAAAGTTCAGAAAAAGTTATTCAAGTTGTACGAGAAGGTAAAACCTGCTCACGAAGACTATAATAAGCAACGTGATGAATTACGTTTAGACAATGCTGCTGTTGACGAAAAAGGAATCCTTTTAACAGATGAGAAAGGAGAGTATAAATTCAACAAAGAAGGCGTTAAAAAACTAACTAAGGACATTGAGACTTTAAACGAGAAAGAATTTGACTTTAAGCCTATTGAAGTTATTAACACCAATGGCTTAGAATTGTTTACATTTCTTGAAGATTGGACTACAGGTATTACGTTTGTTAAAGAGGAAGAGGTAGAATTATAATGGATATTCGTAAAATATCAATAGGACCCGACTACAAAGGCGGTGCTATGCACTATATTGTAGGTCAGAAAATCCTTGGCGATACTAACGAAATTCACCTTATCAGGCTTAATCCTGAGAAAGAGTCTATTCAAATCTTTATCATAAACGAGAAGGCGGAGGTGGTGCTTTGGAAAGAGTTCACCTCCACCATTCCTATTTCAATTGAATATAACATAAACATCTAATGCAGTCTCCATTCTACTTCATAGCTAAACCTGTGAATGGAAGAAGGTACGACAATACAAAAGAGATAGGAGGTGTTGACTTTATTGTCAGCACTTCTGAGGAGGACCATAAGTTCTCTAACCGATTTGCAGAGGTCGTTGAACTTCCATTGGGTTACAAAGGTCCTATCAGGGAAGGTGACACTTTACTTGTGCACCATAACGTATTCAAGTTTTACAACGATATGAGGGGTAGGCAGAAGAGTGGCAAGTCTTTTTTTAAAGACGACCTATTCTTTATTGAGACTGAGCAGTTCTATATGTATAAGCAAGACTCAACGTGGAACGCTTACGATAGATACTGTTTTGTTAAACCTATTCCCGCTACAGAAAGCTATATCAAGAAGCCATTCTCAGAAGAGCCCTTAATGGGTATAATGAAATATCCTAACGAGTATTTACTTGAGCGTGGTATCAAAGCAGGAGATATGGTATGCTTTTCCCCGGATAGTGAATATGAGTTTACAGTAGATGACGAAAAGTTATATAGGATGTACGACCACCAAATAACAATCAAATTATGAATCTAATTACATTCGACAACATTATTAAAGACCCATTATCATATGTATCAGATATACACTTGCACGGGTTTCAAGACGTGGCAGATGGTGAATACACTTTCAAAAACATTCAGCCACGAGACAAGAACGATGAGTTTGCCAAATACGTTACTGAACTATTTCTTGGTTACAAAGTAGATTTAAACTTCATCAGGAAGTCACCATTGAACCAAGAAGAACCAAATTTTGTACATACGGATGAAATGATGGGTGATATTACCTGTTTGCTTTACTTAAACGAGCAAGCACCCGAGGATGATGGGACAACTGTTTACGATGAAGACAAGAAAGCGTTGATTACAATGTATTCTAAGTTTAATCGTATGATAGCCTTTAACTCAGACGCTCCACACTCGAGGAATTTATTTCATAACTTTGGAGAGGCAGAAACTGCAAGATTGGTTCAAGTAATATTCTTAAAGGTTAAGTAATGAGAGATACTAAAGAGATAAAGCTAAGAATCATTGAAGCCGGATACAAAGCCGTTAGTCATCTTGTGAAAGTGGCTGAGGAAGATATTATCAATACCGATTCAGATACAGATGTATCTGCAGACAAAATGAAGAACGCAGCAGCAGCTAAGAAGTTAGCCATCTTTGATGCGTTTGAGATACTAAGTAGAATAGAAGCGGAGAAAGAAAATCTTGACTCCGTAGATAGAGGAATAAGTAAAACAGACACAAAACAAGGATTTGCAGAAAGAAGGTCAAAGCAATAGTTTATGCCGTATAGTGGAGAACCATATACCGGCTGCTGTCATCTCTAATAAAAACAGGGTGAGGTCGTGGCTATATGGCTACAATCCTCAGTACAATGTTATTGTAATTTCAAAAACCGGACAGATAGGGCAGATAGTAGAAATAGAAGAGTTATTTATTGCTCTTCCTGCTACCCCTGATAAGTGTCTTCAAAGACACTCCACTAAAGCTGAACAATATTGGGAGCGTCACGAACTACCCCGAGAGTTGTTTAAAATACAATCCATATTTCAGTGGAACGAAAAACCAAAAGAATTTAAAACCCGTTGGGTCGACTACATCGAGCAAGAGTTTGACTACAGGGAGCAGGGTACTTGGTTTATGAACAATGGTGTTAAAACCTACATAACCGGCTCACACTATATGTACTTGCAGTGGGCAAGTATTGACATTGGGTACCCTGACTTCCGTGAAGCTAATAGAATCTATTGGATATTTTGGGAAGCCTGTCGTGCAGACCCAAGGTCATTTGGTATGATATACCTTAAAATTAGGCGTTCGGGATTCTCATTTATGTCATCTTCAGAATGTATTAATATAGGTACGCTCGCACGTGACGCACGTATAGGTATCTTGTCAAAAACAGGTGCTGATGCTAAAAAAATGTTTACGGATAAGGTAGTACCAATCAATAGTCGTTTACCTTTCTTTTTCAAACCCGTGATGGATGGTATGGATAAGCCAAAGACTGAATTAGCATTTAGGGTACCGGCATCTAAGATTACCAAGAAAAATATGTACGAGTCTAACGACAATGAGATTGATGGATTGGATACATCAATAGATTGGAAGAATACCGAAGATAACTCCTATGATGGAGAAAAGTTATTGTTCTTGGCTCACGATGAGTCTGCTAAGTGGACTAAGCCCGTAAATATTAAAGAGAATTGGCGTGTAACTAAAACGTGTTTGCGTTTGGGTAGTAAGATTATTGGCAAGTGTATGATGGGTTCAACCTCAAATGCACTTTCAAAAGGAGGACAGAACTACAAAGATATTTACGAAGATTCAAATGTAAAGGTTCGTAATGCCAACGGGCAAACAAAAAGTGGTTTATATGCATTGTTTGTGCCTATGGAATGGAAT